AGATTGCTTGGGAGAATGATGCTGTTTGTGCCTCGGCTGTGAATACAAGCTTACCGTCAGATTTTCGTTTAAAATAAACGTCAGCTGTATCTTGAATAACTGTTTTCATCTAATTGTTGCCTCCTTAAATAATAAAAAAGACAGCTATGCGCTGCCTTTACCAAAACCTTTAGTTTGTTTCATGAAACTTTCTCTGCTTATGTAGTGTTTTTCTTCTTCAAATAAGTCGATATGTTTTCCCCAGCTTTCCATGTGTTTGGCTGCATCAGGTGAAACGGTTGCAAACAGGGTGGAGGTATCGTACTGTTTGAATTGACCAACTCTGTAGTAAGTCATGTATAACTGAAACAGAGTCATTTCATTTATATCTTTGTACAAATATCCAGTGTGAGCAGCAACACTGCTCATGATGTCTGCCATATCAACCATATCCGAATCCTGACTTTTCACCCTTTTGCTGCGCTCGTTAGCTCGCTGTATCTCTGGGTTAGAGCTGATTTTTTCCTCTTTTAGACAAGACATTCTCAAGACCAATTCTCTTAGGGCTTCAAAGTTTTCCGGTGTAAGTTTCTCTAAAATTTCAACGCCATTAAAAACTGTACTAAATATTACTTCATACGCTTCTTTAAAATTCGGAAGGATACTTGTAATTTCAAATAATGACAGTTTTTTAAGTTCGGCAATAAGACCATCTAATTGGCCAAATTGATTATTTTCCTTTTTGCTGTAAGTATAAATAATCTCTTTCTTAGACATCTTAAACCAGCTGAGGTACGGAGTTAAAAAAGCATATTCCTTAACTTTTATAAACCGACAATCGCCAAATTCAGTAGGGATTGGTTCACCAGTTATAAAGAATTCACTATCAATCATTTCATCGCCCCAAAGGTATATATTAATTTATATCCGAGGTAACCGTCAGGTGGATTAGTGATTAACAGTCTTTTATAAGAGTTTGTCTTACCGATACCAGCAAAATTCTGATTGAACAAGAGCTTATTAATTCTGTCATTAATCTTAAGATTTCTAAATTCGGTTTCTTCAAAGGTATTAATATGGGTGAAAACATCAATCATCAAGTCTTGATCAAGAAGCATCGCACTTTGGTTGGATGGTTTTGGTAATGCGTTCCCTAAATAAACACACATCCTACATAATGGTGAATCCGATAGATCATCTGTTTTAGGTGCTCGCTTGAATATGGTATTGATTATAGCGGGAGAGTCATTTGTGGAGTCATAATAATTTTCGAGTGATTGAACATCTGGATGAGAAGGGGAGAGAGGATCAGTTTTGTAATACAAGAGCCGATTCAGTTCAACATCATCCATAACTAATCTGAAGACTTTTGTCATCTGTTCAACAGTCATGCTAATGTCTTTTCACCAACTTTCTTTTTGGCAACCAATTTTATTGTTCCGTGGTCTCCATAAACTTTAGAATAGTCTATATCATCAACTTGATAATCTTCGCCAAAGAAGGTGAGGGTAAGTCCGATTTTCAATTTTTCATGAACAAGATAAGGAATTGTAATGTTTGCTTGACCATCCGGAAGATTTACCGCCAATTCAGTGCCATTTATTGAAGTTGTCCTTTCGAATATGCAGGGGATTTCAGTTTTTTCACCAGGTACTTTTTCATAAATTGGCTTACCGGTGATTTCGTTAATTTTGCCAGTATCGACTAACTTGTCTTCTGAGGTTAGAAAAAATGAAGTGTTACATTGTCTCATAGTAGCACTATCGTTCATTTTATTGTCTGTAGGTCTTGAATTAACAATCCAATAACTATCATCATATTTAATCAAGTCGCCTGGATTAAGCAATCCTAATACGGTAAGCACTTTCTTAGTTTCACTGTCTTGGGTTGTTTGGATAATTACCTGTTGAGACTTATGATTGAGCTCAATATCATATGTTTCGGGTGAATTCGCAAGAATTTCTTTAAATATTTCATATTTGTTCGTATTAAATTCATCGTTTTCCCAGCCACTTAAATAATTCGAGGAGGAAGAAAGGTACCAATCTATTGACATCTAAGCACCTCACTCGAAATTATTGGTTTTAAGCTTGCTAATTTTTTGATCAATATCATCACACAAGCTCTCATATGCTCTATTTACTTGTGCTTTTGTGTTTGCTAAGCCTGTTAATTGAATATCTCGTCCAATTACGTTATTCAACTTGAGAGCTCTATCTCTGTATCTGCCTAAATATCCTCTGTACATAAGCATTCCGAGTAATTGGGTTTGAGCTCTTGAAAGTTTGACATCAAACGTATTAGTTTCTTCATGGAAACCAAGATCTGTAAGATCTGTTTCGTAATCGCTAATAGCATTAATCAAAAACTGTTTTTCAAGACCCTCGGGCAACACTTCGTTCGATTGAAACAAAGAATGAAAAACATTGATAATTTTTTCATAAGGTGTCATTAAATCACTCCTTATGATTCTGTATCAAACTTAAAACCAGTAAATTCTTCGATAAACTTGATCTTTTTATAGTCATTTACTTTTTCTTTCTTTGCAATTTCAAATAACTGAGCTTTTTCGGATTCTAGTTTGATATCTTTAGTTACATTTTCTTCGAATGTTTTCTGAGTTTTGTAAGCTAAAATCTGCTTGATTCTTTCAGGTGTGATCACTTCTTGCTCACTGTCATTTTCAGCAGCCTCAAACCCAAGGTGAACCCTAGTTTCTTTATCATCAATGAAAATTTTCGCATGAGACCCTTGCCCATCAGTGCCTACAAACATTTTCACATTATCAAAAACTTGAGACTGAACTTCACCTACTGTAATTTGACGAATGCCATTAGCAGGTAAACGGAAATCTCCATGGCTTTCTAATTTTTTGAAATATAAGTCCCACGAGCACAAATTTTTAATAGCGATTTTCTTATCTAAATTAATTGACATAATACCCTCCATAATTTTACTTAGGAGGGACAATGCCCTCCATAATGATTTTATTCAGGTGTGATTTCGAAATTTTCATCACGGATTAATCCGATTTGATATTCTTGTCCTTTAGCTACACCTGCACCGATTTCCATGTCAAATCGAGTAATCTCTGTACCAGACACGATATCGTTACCTGTCATAGAAGTTAATCCACCACGTTGGAATACTTGAAGAGGAGATTTTGCACCTTGAGGAATGAAGAATAGAAGACCTTCAGGAAGGTAAGTTTTGAAGTTATCTCCAGTCTTGTTAAGTTCAGTGAGGTTGTATGCATTAGGTAATTCAACAACAGAAGAACCTTTATAAGTACTCAGTAAACCTGTCTTGCGGATTTCATCCATTACTGATTCAGGCAATTTTGTACTAGTTGCATCTCCGGCGACTGCTTGGAATCCAGCAAAATCATTTAACTGAGAAACAACAGAATAATCACCAACGATAGATGGTTGACCGAATCTACGAACCTTCTTAATAGTGTCATCAACTGCAGATTTTTGAATACCGGCATTTTCCGAGAAATATTTAACACCGGTAGCTGACTTAATGGCGTTGTACATTTCATTTACGACATAATACATAGCTTTATTCATCATATCGGTCTGAACTTGTTCCATACCTTCAGCAACTTTATCTAGGTTTCCACTTTGGATTTCACGGTAATTAACAGCATAGCCTGCTGAAATAGTCTGTGTTCCAATAGGGTATTCGTTCCAAGTTGTAGTAGCAAAAGGAACGTCTCCACGAGAAGCTTGGAAACCACTTCTAATTGATTCGTGTGCGTATGTAGTCATCATTGGTTGTTGATCATAACCGATTTGTCTAAAAGTACCCATGAAATCAAATAATTTAACAGCTGAAATAAGTTTAGGTTCAATTGCCAATCTAACAATTGTATTTATTTCAGCTTTTGCCACGGGGTTTCCTAGTACAGCTTGAGCTGCTAAATCTTTGACATGTTTCATAACTGTATCGGCTTTATTACCGAATTTAGAAATATCTTTTCCTGTTGCAATTGCAGAGAATATCTCAATAATTGGCGATTTTGAATTTAACTTGGGATTAGCAAACACATCTGAATCCCGTTTTACGTTATTAAGTTCAATTTTCATAAGTTTTACCTCCAAAAGTTAGGGATTAGGCTTGTACTTTTAAGTACAGACCTTTACCACCGAATGTAGTTTTTTCAAGAACTTTAAGCTTAACTTTATAATCAGCAACATCTTCTCCAGCTTTAGTCCATTGACCAGTTCCATCACCTGCTGGGACAATAACATCTCCCACAATGAGAGCATCAAAACCTTGAACTGTATCTTGACTCAATTCAACTGGTAGGTCAGCCAAATCAGTTACACGGAAAGCACGAACGTATTCATCTTTCAATACTTTAAAATCAGCTTTGTTTCTAACCTCAGGTTTATCAATGATATTGCCAACAACATAAATGTCGCCCTTTGCTGCTGTAGCATCGGCAGGGGTAGGCGCCAGGCCAATAGAGTCATCTGGTAACACAACCAAGCCAGGCACTAAATCTTTTGTTGCTTTACAACGCGGGTTATTTCGCACCTGTTTGAAGGCACCAATAGTTCCAAACTTGAACATATAAATTCCTCATTTCTATAAAAGTGTTATTTTATCTTAATAGAGATCATTAATAGATACTGAGCTTTCTTGTCCAGCATCATTAATTTCTGAAAAAATGTCTTTATCATTAGTGCTATTTGTTTCAGTTGATTGATTCTTTTGACGTTGTGCAATAAATGATTGAGCAATTGAAGAGTTAATTTCCGAGAGAATTTGTGCCTTTAGCTCAAGAGAAGGAGATTTGGAGAAGAGTTCGATTTTTTCTTTCGCGACCAATTTTTCTTTCTCTGTATATTTATTGAGATCTTGATTTAGTTCACTTTTTAGCTTTTCGTTTTCTGCGTTTTGTTTGAAATCTTTCAGTGAATTCAACTCTGCATCAGCTTTTTCTTTTTCTTCTTTTGCTTTTTTGATTTCTTTTTCTTTCTCCTCAACTTTTGCTTTCTCATCTTTAGCTGCTTTTACTGCAGCATTTAACTCCTCATCTTTTTTCTTAAGCGCCTCATTAAGTTCAGCCACTTTTGTTTCAAGTGCTTTATTCTCAATGTTTAGCTTATTATTCAATTCAACTAATGCTTCATCTTGTGTTTTTGCCATTGACTGTTCCTCCTTGTGATTATTATTTAGTTCCAGTAAGACAGCAGCATCATCAGCTGGATCAATTCCGAGAATTGCGTCGCCGGTGAAATCAAATCTCATAGGTATACGACCTTTTTCTTTATACCCACCGTCATACTCAATTGAAGAACTGCCTTCAACTGCAGAAATTTCTACTGAGGTCTCAGGGAATTCGCCATCAAACATTTTCGATTTAAGCCATTGTACAAACTTAGGGTACCTTTGGTTGTAAATAAAACCCTCACCAATTAACACTCTTTTTTGTTGACCATTTACTTCTATAGTGTCGATATATCCATTGGTTGTAACACCAACTACAGTGCTGTTTTCAAACAGGGGAGTCCCATCTTTAATTTCTGTCATGCCATGGCCAAATGGTTCACTATTTTCACAATCAATAAATTCTACACACAGCGGCATATCCTTAATGGAATTTAAGTTTGCATTAACGTGTTTTTCGATCCAGGTAATACCGTTTTTATTGTATTGGGCATTGTTTTCATGTATTTCAAGAACAACCCACTTTACAAAGGTTCGTCCACTTACTTTTCGTTGATTATTAATCTCTAAGATTGCACTTCTCAAATATTAATTCACCTCCCTTCATGAGCCAGAGGGCGTACCGTTACTGTTATTTGTTTTGGACTTAATGGTGTTCTCGTTTTGAGAACTATCGTCTTCAGGACGACCAGCAGACTTATCATTCTTACTCATAGTGTAGGAAGTTTCATGAACAGGGAACTTCTCATCGAATCCTTCTTCTTTTTCATATTCCATTAATGACAAGTAGGCATCAGGATTCCACCCAGTAGCTGCTATCCAAGCAGTTAAACTTCCTCGACCACTCGTGTACAAGTCCTTCATATTTTGGACTTTTTCTTTACGGTTAACGTGGGTAAGGGGGAGATAGTAAACTTCAACATAAGACTTGGGATTTTTAATGATATTTGAATTAATGACTTTGTTAAACTCACTAGAGATCTGTTCTAACCAGGAGAAAATTTGTGAGGACACCATTTCAATGTTTGTAGATTGAGAGGAATAATTTCCGTCTTGACCATTTAACGCTGAACCTGCAAAACCTAAGTTAGTTGATATTCGTTTTATTAATTCATCTTCACCTTTGACTTTAAGGAAATCAACGTTTGTCTCAAGTTTGTCTAGCTTAGTGCCTGAGGCCAAAGAGAAGAATTTTATCCCTTTGACAGCGCCTTTAGAAACTAAGGCATTTTTGATGCTGTTGTGCTGTTGCTCTTGTTGCTTTTGCGTTAAGGAAGAAACACCTTTCTTTTCACCTTCGGGCAATGTTTGATAAATTAATGTACTGTTCAAATCATCAAGGATGTTTCTTTTTGTATCAACAAAATAATCGTCATAAACCATATCAACAAATGCAGCTAGTCCAATCGGTCGTCCCCATTGATCTTCCATATCAGCACTGCCTTTAACGGTGATTGTCTTATTGTTGTCTAATACGAGCCAACGTTTATTGAGATCTTTTTTGTACTCAACATAACCTTGTCTAAATTCCTTTGGCCACCTTTTAAGTTTTAAAGATCTCCCTTTGCTTGTGAATTGATCAAAGTAGGAGACATCAAAAGCCACTAAATAAGAAGAGTTTTTTCTCCCGACAATTTTACAGTAATCGATAGGGAGCGAGAGGATAGAACAATTGAACTCTTGTGCATCGTTGATTTCAGATATGGAATCAACTTCATAATCACTAAGTGTTTTAGGAAAGTTGTCGGCTACAATTGATTCGAAATAGTGGAAAGATGTGCCGTAAAGACTTAGTTTTCTAAGTGAATCTCGGACAATATTTTTGTCATTTATTTTTCTTAACGCGATTTCATATGTTCGTTTGTCCAATTTTAATTGACTATGATCATTTGAGTTCCCATAGACAACTCTATCTAGAGTAGGGAGCGAAACCATGTAGTCAATTACATTTCTGTAAATACCATTTGAATTATAAAGAAATTTTGAGGCATTTCGAATTTGTTTGTTATAAAGATTGTGATTATTAAGCCAAGTTTTCACTCGATCATATGAAACTGAAGTATTTGAGGTAATGAAGAATAGCGAATCCAGGTTTGATAAATCAGTATTATATTCATAGGACGGCTCTTTTTGGGTATCCATTTTTCACCTCCTGATTAAAAAATTCAATTAAAAAAGAACCCAAATGAATATTCTTCATCGGATTCCTCTTTCTCTAAAAATTGAGCAATGTAATATAAGGCGTAAGCAATCGCACTGTATCTGTCTTTATCGATACGTTTTACAACCTGTTCTACAGTAAAAGAATTTTGGTTTTTCTTGATCCGTAGGTTGGCCACTTCGTCAATAAACAACTGAGTTTGAATACATGCTGCTTCAACCATAACATCGTCTGCAATGTCTTTTTGGTTTTTGATATCTTCGAAAGCTTTGAGTAACTTTAACTTCCCCGATTCAACATAGTCTAAAAACTGGGTGATAATATCCTGGTTTATACCTTGTGATTTTAGATTGTAAACGACTTCAGGTGAATTAGGCACGTCTGGTTTTTGATCAGTGTTAATTGTAGCCCAACATCCAAGCTCTTCATTTGTTTCAGGATCAGTAACATCTTCTAATAATCGGTCGATTAATCCACCGCCGACTCCATTACCATCAACAACAACAGCTTTTACTCTAGAGAGTGAGAGGTCTTGGTTTCCGCCATAATTTTTAAAGACTCTTTTCACCATGATGGATTGTTCCTTAAAGCTTAATCCATTAGGTGGTTCAATGATATTAACTACTTGAACTTGTCTAATAAGGTTGTTACTATTCCTAATAATTTTTAAAACAATAATAGCCGTTTTGTTGTTTGACTCAGCTGCAGAACGTGCAACGTCTACACCAATAACATACTCATTAAGCAAAAAGTTTTTGTTTTTATCCCGAGGACAAGATAGCTCTGGTTGTGTAATAGTTCTGGCTTTAATTAATTTACTGATGTTGATTAAAGCTCCGTCACTTGCACCAATCCAATCACAAAGGTAATTTTGTCGAAAACGGGTAACGTTTCCTTGTCTGGCTTTATTAATCGTGGACATTTTTTGACGACCAAAGTGGATAGGAATTCTCCAATCAGATCCAAACACAAAGGAGCCTTTCAAGTCACCAGTTTCTTTAACCATAGTAAGAATCTTTTCGTATTCATCAGAGTTTTTGTATCCTGATGTTGAAAAACGGTTTATTTGACCATTTAATTCTGCAGGATCAATTTCACCAGTCATTGTAGTTCGTGGAATATTGAATATTGGTTCAATGGCATCATCATAGAGATCTTTATCGATTAATGCAGATTCTTCAAGAGAGCCACGTCTTCTACGTAATCCCTTTGAAGATTGGGCATTGGCTAGGTTATCGATAATTGCGCCATTTTGAAATTCAACTCTTCCAGTATCTTTGGAAAAACTTTCGCTTTTGATTTCATCTGCAATAGAAGGATAGAACCTTAAAATTTCATCATGTTTTTCTTTCCAAATTTTAACCGCAGATTCTTTGGTTGAAGCGGTTATTGCTAATGTGACATTTGGGAAGCAGATTGCTGTATGGTACGCAACCATGATTTGAGTCAATGTATTATGACTAACTAATCCATTACTTACAAATGAGTTGGTTAAAGGCATATATAGATCATAAACGTAGTTCTCAGAGTCTTCTGTTTCAATTACTTTAGTGTAATAGTAATTAGAATCATAAAGCTCTACTAAATGGTTGAATTCATCGCTATCTTTATTATCAAAACGCTCATTTTCACTTAATAATAGTGATAATTTTTCGTAAGTAAGATCATTAGATCCTTTAAGAACATGATAAAATTTATCTCTTGTTTTACCTTTAGGATAAATTGCTATAATGTTATCTTGCTGATAAGGGATGACATCTTTATTTGGATTGCGATTTTTGTTACATATTGATATAAGTTTTTCTTGCTTTCTTGAACAACTAAATCCAATTTCCCGTAAAAAAAGATCAATATTCTTTGTAGAAATATTGATCTTATAATGATAAGTATTAAATTTTTTATTTAGATATTTTTTTCTGAAAGAAATAATACCAAAGTTTAAAAGTAACATTTGAACTTGTTTACTCATTTTTTCTGATGCAGTGCAAAATTGTACGCTTTTATTTGTCACACATCCATCGGTATCAAATAGACCTTGTATTGTTTTTGCAACAATATTTTTAGGTGCTTTAAGTATAATTTTAGGTATTTCCTTACCAAAAGCATCTTTTTCTTCCAGTCCTAACTGTCTGAAGAATTCTCGAATGAGCTTACCAAATACGATAAAATTAATTCTATCTTTTTGCTTAACTGCAATACCTAATACGTTGTTAAAATAATCTATATAATTATTTAATATATCTTCGTCTTCATTTGTAAAAAGTATTGAATTGTTTCTAGTCAAGCAACCATCACCAAGAAGATAACCAATAATTAATGCTAATTGTTCATCAATGTATTCTGGAATATTGAATTTGTTTCTTTCTACTTGCCATCTGCCTTGATTGCTAAATCCATTTAAGAAATCATCAAAGCTTACATTTAGCTTTGTTTCACTTCCAAATACATTATTGTTTCTTGAAATAGGTAATAAATCCCCAACTTTAATTTCACTAGAATTTTTGTATCTTAGTTTTCCATCTTCACACATTACTAATACTGGGTGATTTAAACTTGCTTCCAAGTCATAACCATCTTGAGTTTTGATTTTCTTCGTTTTCTTGAATCCGCTTGATATGCCGGCCATAGAAGTTTCCATTAGACCATATCTGTTTTTCATTGAGATTTTATGTATTGTTTCAACTTCAGACTCTTTTTTTTCGTAATTAAATAGTTCGCCAATTTCTACTAATCCATTTTCAGTAAATAAAACTGTGTCTCCTGCAACACATTTTGATCCACCGCGAGGAATACAGAAGTAATTTTGAGGGAAGCGACTTAGGGTTCTCATCATAACTCTTTGGTATAAATCAAGTTCAATTCCACCAACTTCAGGTTTTAACATGTCATAAAAAATATCAGGATAAAAACGAATGAAGGAGGTGAATTCTGCCCATTTTGAAATGTTTTTCTGTATTAAGTTAGAGCTATCATTGGGATTTACTGGAGTTTCAAATGAGGATTCATAAATATCTGTTCGATTTTTTGTATGTTTATTGTTCTTAGAGGTGAAGTTTTTGTAGCTTGCCATTATTCTTCATCCCCAGTGTCGTAAAGTGGCTCTTTATACACATCTTCTAAGTCACGGAAAACGTTGTTTCGTGCTTTTTTCAAGTTTTCAATTTCTTCTGTAGTCAGCCCCTTTGATTTGAAATCTTCTTCGAGCATCTCATCGTAAAAATGATATATGTCTTTATAAGCTACTTTTTCTTTATCCTCTAGTCTTCTGTAATAATTGATTATGGCCCAAATGATTAAATCAGCATCATCGTAAGGTTGAGCGGTTAGGCGGGGAAGGAGAGGGATGATGCCTAATTCAGTTTCAACTGCTTCGAAGAGTTGTGACAGCACATCCACACCGCCACTAATATCGCTTTTGCTTAACTGAGAAACGTTGATCTTTGCGTCAGTAGCTGCTTTTGAAGCCATTTGACCCCACTCTTTAGCTTCCTTTACTTCACCCTTAGCTGTAGCTAATTCCTCTTTGACACGAAAGCGAATATAGGAGAGTAATCCCTCAGTATGGAGAGCGGTTTTTTCTCCATAATTTCGAATGAGTTTGTTGTACTTCCTTTCAAACTGGTGGTATTCATCGGGTGTATAACCAATTCCCCATTTATCAATTATTTCATCTGAGACTTGTTCTACTGAATCACGCTGAGTTTCGGCAGCAATAGCTTTTTCTTGTTGTTCTAGAATACTGTCCTTCCAACCAGTTCCATTAAACTGCTTTAGGGAATTTGCCATTGTCATATATGCACTAAATGTGTCAGTTTTTCTTTGAACTGCTTGCTCCCAGTATAAAGGATCAAATTTGACATCGATTTGCTGTAAGACAGTGTATACAGAGTCCATGTTGCTGTAATCAATATTTTTCTTGAGACAAGATTTACAAATTGGTACTTTTCCTATTTTTTCGTAAAGCTTGCTGCGGGAATTATAAAAGCCAGAATCTTTGTCTTTTTCCTTTTGACATGCAGCACATAACAGTTTTTCTTTTTCTTTAGGTTTTCGACCCACCATTTCACCTCCATAAATTTGATGTAAACACATTTTATAAAACGCCCAGCAATAGAGCGGAAGGGGAGTACCGCAATCATCACTGGGCGTTCTAAAAAGGTGTTTAACTATAGGTCAAATCACCACTGGGAGACATTTCGATATCTTGGTTTTTTAACTTTTCAATCACCATGTCCATTAATCCTTTACCAATTCCACATGTATCAATCAACAGTTTGTCAGGGCGTTTTTCTTTTAAAATCTGAACCAATAGGTCTGCTTGATATCCGAATGTCTGAGGTGCTATTCTTCTTTTAATATTTTCAAATTTGGATTCATTAACATTAACAAGTAAAACTGTTGTATAGTCTGTCCGGGGATCAACGATTAACAACCTATTTCCTTTTGGAAAATCTACGCCTATTTTATAATCAGCAATGTTTTCGTTTTCAACATTGCTACCTAAAGTGTAAAAATTAACATTTGATTTTGATGCAAGTCCCATTAGTTTATGTAATTTACTAATAACAGTAGATATCTCTTTATCACATTTGTATCCAGACTGCTTGAGTTGGGCAAGTGTTTCTAAGTGTTTATTCAGATATTTAAAGTCTTCATTCGTCATTTTCTTCTTCATCCTCAATCGTTTTTTGTATTACTTTAATAAACCTTTTTGAGTCAACAATTAATGCGACTCCAATCTAAATAAAATTAAAGTTTTAAGCAAAGTTTATAGGAGCCTACATCGAGGCTCCCTTAGTTGAAAAAATAATGTTCTAACACTTCGATTAGACTAAGTTGTACAAATTAACTGGCAATAATTAAGGAAAGCTCCGTTTTAAATTCATCTGAGAAATTAACCCAATGACCACTTAATTCGTCAATAAAACTTTTTGTCTTCATTTAATTTTTACTCCTTCTTATTAATTCAATATGTAATCGTACTGAATAGTCCGACCCTTGCCAGACTCATAAATTGATAAGTTTGCTCCAGCTTTAGCACCTGTCATTAAGCTGTCACTGTATTCATCGGAACCCATTACAGAAGGGAGTTGTATAACTTGGATATTATGAGTGGCTGCTTCACCTACAGTGAGCATGTTTCCGTGGTGGAAGTGGGAGATGTACATGTAATCGTAGAATTTTCGTTTCATCTGTGAGATGTCACGAATGGCATTCTTTTTGTTTTTAATCTGGTGTCCGTGACATGCCACAATTTCAAATTCAAGTAATTTAAAATCCACAATTCCTTCGTCGTATAAAGGAACTTCAATTCGCTCATTGTCTTTGAGTACGTCATGGATATAAGTAGCTATAATACGCTCTACATCTTCTTTAGGCATTTCCGAGCGATTTGTATTATGTAATCTTAGTTCAGTATGATTTGCCGAAGGGATATGTATGTACTTAATTTTGACGTGCTTAGAAAGCTCTAAAAGCCATTCAGCTTTGTACCTAGAGTATTTAATCACTTGGTCAATAAACCCGTACTGAAGGGCAGTTAATTGCGATACGCGCAATGCCATACCTTCAACACTGTCAGCACCATTTAACACGACCAGCTCATCTAAATTTTCTTTTTGAATGTACTCAACAGTTTCAGAAAGAATCTGATTCATACGCTGCAAATAAATCTGTTCGTTGTATTCATTGTTGTTGCTTTTAAATTGCTTCCCGAAGTGTTCATCTCCAAACCCTAGAACAGCAGCTCTTTTTCTTTCGCTCTTATTTAATGGATAGAAGGAAGGGGGAGGGAGAGTACCTACTTTCTCAATTGCTTCAGTTACATTTTCATATAGAAGCTCTGTTCGACCTTTGACACGTGTATTTTTATGTATTTCATGCTTTACAGCTTGAAGCTTTTTTCTCTCTTCCATGATTTCAACCTTTTTCAGTTCCAATTCAAGGAGAGAATTATTTGATTCAGCTGACTTTTCTTTTTGGTATTCAACTCCTTCAATGAAGTTGTTGAACCATTTTCTATAAGCTGATTCACCTTTAGATTCGCCGGTTTCCTTGTTGATTAACTCTTTGATTTCTTCCCAGTTTAGATTATAAATGTCTTTATTAGAGCAGATTCTTATTTTCCATTCTTTAAGGTTTTCATCTGAGTGACGCTTAGTTTGAACAGGATCGATCATTCAGTCACCGCCTTACTCAACGTCTTTAACAGGAAGTTCATTTTCTTCTTTTACAGTAATTGAAACATTCTTTCCATTAAACTCTGAAAGAATTTCTTTGAAGTCATATGTGTATTCAGCTTCTTTAGTTTGTTCAGTAACTTCCATTACGTCCATATCGAAAAAGCCTTTAACATTAATTTGATGTACTTTTTTGCTTGCCATTTAAATTCCTCCAATAATTTTCTATTTACGTACAATAAGCTCCTTCGGAAGCCCGATGATCCGAAGCATCGGTAACGTCCGAGAAGGGGATATAAAGGAGATGAAAGATAAGTCGGATAGGCGTTGGGGAAACGCCCGAAGGAGATTATTGATAACTTGCGTACCGGAAGGCTCGGAAGCACATTCCGGCTGATCAGTAAAACGCAAGCACAAAAAGGCCTTCTAGCAATTTAGATGACCTTGTTCTGACTGCATCCTAACCCCGTTTCACCTACGTCAGTAGCTCACGTAGGAACGCAAGCCTTCAGATCGACAGGGAATACGCTGATTACGGGTTCAGCGACTGAAACCTTTGTATTCGACAAACTATAAGTAAGCCGAAAATAACAAAAGACGCCAAATAACGTCTTCAGAAACTCTTTGTACATCATGGTACATGAGCATAAAAGGCTGGTTATCGCTGTGCGAAATCCAGCTGGCTCCTTCTACACATGGCAGATGAGCTATGACAACAAATAATACACACTTCCTGGAATGTGTTTAAAGTTCCTATTACCTACATCTTATATATCAAGTTTTAATGTTGCTTGCCAACGTCCGGCTCTCGTAGTCCGGAAAATGTATCAAGTTTTAATGTTGCTTGCCAACTGCTCAGCAGAGTCTGAGAGCCGAGGAAAAAATAATTTGAGAAGGAAAGACCCTAATAACCCTTCTCAATGGCATTTTCAGACTCTCTTGTCAGGTTACACGCCTTATTGAGAAACAAAGTGTCTCAACGCTCGCCATTTATTTTGCACAGTTTTCTCTGACCCGTGTAAGGAGGTATGTGCATGGGAAAGGTAAGTTTCTTGAAGGGAAAGTAACGAATATGTTCCTAAGTGAAAATGAAAAGGCAAGACCGAAAATAATCCTTTTCTGTGAAATGAGAGCGGTGATCAAGCGCCCAAAACCATATCACTTATTTTACGAGGGTATGTAATTTCAAAGCCTCGTTTACCCGGAAAAATTTTGTTGACCGCATAATAAGCATCAAAGCTTACAAGGGCATTATTTAAAGGGAAGGGAGACGCATCTACCCTTCCCTAAGTGCAAGCCGAAGCAATACACCGCAATTAATATCCAGGCTACATGTCACCCATAGTAAGACTGTGATGGGATTCACCCTACATAAAAAACTTGAGTAGCAAAGGTCTTACCGACATGTTTAGCCCGATAATAGCCATTTACCTGTCTCCTTAAGATACAGACATTCGAGTTAACCTCGCACCCTCATAAATGACTATTATCCGACTAACTGCAATGACCAGCCGCAGTTTTGTGTCAGAATGATACAGAAAACAAGGGAGTAGATATTGTTTAATCAATAAAAGCTAGTCCACACTGGAGAGGAATCTCCACTAATATTCATTTGATTAGTCTGTATCTTCATAAATGAATATTAGTCGAGAACTGATATCCCAAATATCAGTAATCAAGTAATTATTGACGGCACCCCCATGCCATCAAAAAAAACTATAATTAATTAACCCGGAGATGAAGATAAGCGAAAAGAGGGGAGGTCGACAATTTCCTCCATAACTTCTAACTCTGCCTCTTTTAGGAGCATAAGCTCTTTGTGACAAAGCGTGCAGGTAGCCTTTCCTGTCGTCCTCATTAACTGATTATTTAGCTTTGACTGCGTCTTTAAGTGCTTTTGCCGGCTTAAATGCAGGTGCTTTTGTAGCCGGAATATCAATTTCCTCTCCTGTCTGGGGATTTCTCCCTTTACGAGCTGCACGTTCACGAACTTCAAATGTTCCAACTCCAGGAACCTTAATTGATTCACCTTTTGTTAGTGTTTCAACGATGACATTAAATACTGCTTCAACTTTAGGAGTAGCTTCTTTCTTAGTAACACCTAATTTTTCTGCAACTGCTCCAACAAATTCTGTTTTGTTCATGTTTTAAATCCTCCTAGTGATTTCGTTTATTTTTGTGTTAAAGTATAATTACGGTAACGTTTGTGGTTTTTTGAAAAAATGGGAGACTTACTCGCCCTTTTATGTGGAAATTAGCTTTCTTTCTCCCTTATGGCGATTATCTCAAAAGGGGCTTTCAGCCCAGTCGTACCAAGGGTTCAAGGTGCTTTTTTGTTGATCTTTTTTTGCCGAGAAATGCTGTATCCCTTGGGGGAGTAAGGCTCAAGGCACTTTCTATTGGTCGTTATCTTTTTTTATTGTAGCGTTTATGTTTATCTAAGATCATTTTTTTTGAGCAATTGTTACAGTATTTAGATTTATTAGAAGAGGGACTGAACATTTTTCCGCAATTCCCACAAGCCTTAAAATTCCTTAAGTTAATCTTTAAATTTTCCAATATATGTTCGCCAAAGCACTCCCACAAAGTCGATTTGAATTTACTCTTCTTTTTATATAGGTACTTAACTAAAACATCTGTAATAAGTTGCTCATCGTTATGTATTTCCATTAATCTTTGTTTGATAATCTTATAGACGTATAGCTTTTCTCCTGGTTTAATTTCTTCGTTATTCATGAGCCACTTTTTGTTTCGGTCAAGACGTTTGTACTCATTGATAACCGTTTCATCAAGTTTCACTTTTTTATTTCGAAGTAAGAAACGGTAATCAAATTTTCCTGCAACTGCGTTAAAGTTGATTCGTTCATTAGGAATAATTGAGTCTAACTTATTTACTGTACTTTCATTAATCGATTCTACGCTATGTTCTTCTTTATCCTTGGCATTGATGAAGAAGTGGGGCACTTTATTTTTTATGTAATCTTTGATTTTCTCATCAACGTGATCAGGGCGGGTGGGCATGAACAAGGTTTTTGCAAAATCGATAGTAAAGTTATTCTCCATGCATAACCATTTGATCACGTCCAGGTTTATATTGTCACTGTTCCATATCTTAGTGATGTTGTTACTGTACTCCCCGATATTGATTCCATAAGCAAGAGTTAGTGCTTCATAGATGTTTCTGCTATTAATCTCTTGTTTCTGGGCTACAGACATTTCATAATACAAAGGAACGATGTTCTCCATATTACGCTTGGCAATATTGACGATTAGCTCATCAGAAATAATTAAGGCCTTATCCCCGTCATTGTCAAACTGCAGCAGTTTAGATATCGGATCATGAATGCTGGTGTAAACACCTGGGGTAATGAACCACTTTTCATATCCCTCATCTTTTTTGTTCCACCTAACACCATGCTCCCTGAAAAGGTGAGGGGAGCGAAGGATATCAATGTACCCTTCATCATATAAAGAACAATGGACATCGCTTCCTGAAAGCAGTCCTTTCGGATTCTCAATTCCAAGAAACAATCTTTCACAAAAAGCATATAGATCTGGGCATAAATATGTATACCGGGCGTCACTAACAAGTAATTTTCCTGATTTGGCGTCCTTAATCATACTCTTCTTCTTATTCTTAATGATTTCTTTGGTGTGATCATCATTTAGCAGCTCAGGATATATTAGTAGAGCTTCTTGAAGGCTTGTCTTATGTTTATTTTTCTCGGTAGCCCCTAAAACTTTCATCATTGTTTCTTTATCAGTGCCTAATTGAGTAATCTCACTAACAGTCTTTGAGCTGATTTGTTTCAATTCCTCATCTGTGATATCCGTGAGTGTTTGTAGCATCTGGTAAGTCAGTTTTCCCTCAACAGATGGATCTTCTTCATTTAATTTAGCTCCTAAACATCCATACTTTTTAAATTTAGAGCGATAGTCATCCCAAGAATCATAGTACTTCCACATCTTAAACTGGCTTTTCGTAAAAATTATTTGGATATCATCTTTAATAATGTCCCATTCTTTACCGTAGACGTCCTTAACTATAAATGAACTGTGTTTTTCAGCAAACTGTCTAAAGTCAAATGGAACAAGTAGACCCTTAACCCAAGGTAATCTGACCATAAAGCTTTTCTGACTCAAACTAGGGAGCATCATTCCACAACCATCTGTATGTTCTATAGGAATATCCATAATCTTACGAGTAATTTCATATGTATCACGGTCAATATAATCAACCAGGCTGGAAACGTTTGTTTCTAAGTCATTTACGACAATTGTTTTATCAATATCAATTTCCCATGGACTACTTGCGCTATTAGATAAGGCCATGTAGCTATTCCATTTGTTTATGCTGCTTCCACCTTGAGCATTGATTTGCTCCACACTAAGGCCACAAGTTAAAGCATTTTGATACTTATCTAAGGTGCTTTGCTTGATAAAACAAGATTTTTTGGTTCGAATTTGACCGGCACTGCTAGTGAAATAAACGTATTTCTCATTGTTATGTATGAATCCTTTATCAATAATGTCCCTTAAAATTTGAAAGTGATAAGTTTGGACAACCATGATCTCTTCAGAGAGAGAGTTTTCTTTGATTCCCAGCGTTCGAGTTAAGACTGAATCAAATAATGAAATCACATTATTATCTTTCAGAGAATCTGTTCTAAGTGTTCTTATTTGAATATGATCGTTAAAGGCGTTATAAAGCTTTTCTTTTAAGGAAATAATCCTTTGCGTTATGTACTTCTTATGTTTTTTATCAACATGTTCAAGTTTTTTGAGATGATCTCTGTACCTGTATGATTTTAAAATCTTGTTATGTAATTTGTTTTCTTGATCATTATAAAAAGCAGAAGTATCAATACTGTAAATATGTACTTGCTTATTTAGACCGTATTTTTTTCCTTTCAATAAATTCTCCCCTTATTACTTTTATACATATTTTTTGATTTAATAATCGCTTTTTAGATACTTATATACAAGTTTTTTGAATGCATAGCTCTTTTTATCGATTGTTCCAAATAGTTTATAGTCCTCATAAAGAGTGGTTTCTTCTTGTGAAGCAGTTCCATCGATAATAGTAGTCTCCAAAAATTCAATTAAATCCCTAGACATGTACGTTACTTTCTCTGAATCCTTTTGCATTATCTCACCTCCTCGCTTATGGATTTATTATATACATATTATTTGTATTTGTCTATTGTTTTTTCACTAGTGTGTTAACAGCTCCAGGTAATTGAGGTGTATTCTGAGGCATATGGAGATGGAGTGATTATCGTAATCTAAAAACATGCCTATCGTAAAAATATTTAAAGAGCTTAAAAATCCAGTAAACATAAGGGTATTTGCATTATCGAATGGTAATTAGGGGATAAGCGATCGTAAAACATAAGTGAGAGTAGGGGGAAGTGGTTGTTTTAAGGAGATATTGATGAAAAAGGGAAAATTTTAAGAAGGAAAAACGTTGATACTAAAGGCTTTTACGATAGCAAATACGATGTGAAAAAGGGTGATTTTGAGGTGGAATTAGGAAAATGAAAATTTGGATAGGGTGTGGAAATGGAAGTGCTATGAGTACATTTGTTCCCTTAATTTTACCATTAGATGTAAATATACCCCTATATATTGGTATTGTAATACGTGTATAAGGAACATTATACGTGCATTTGATGACTTGGGTAGGTCTACAACAGTGCTAACATAATTCCAGGCCAAACACAAGAATTAATTTTAAAAAAATAAATTGATTAGTAATTTGAAAATGAATAACCATTCATTAAAAATAATCGTATTTATAACGAATCCGAGGGGATCGAAGACATATTTATTTTATCCTCATCACTATACATCACCATATCATATCTTACCCAATCATATATCCTACACTAACCAACTATCACTCTACACTAACCTCATCTGTTCCCACATAATATAAACAACACTATTCATCCAGTCATCCAACCTAATCACACTCACACGCTTTCAGAATCAATATAACACGTCTCTAAGCATCCTTAATCAATTCCCAATCCAATTGTATTTCTTCCCAATCAAACAGCACACAAAGCATCTTAATACCATCCATCAACACACAAATATCTCAACACAAATATAAAAAATATGTATATTAAATTCGGGAATTATGTTATAATAGAGTCATAGGAAAGGAGGTGTACATAGTGCTTGAGAAAGTGGGTATCATAGTTGCTTTCCTCATATCTTTAACGGTTCTTACAATCAACAGTCTAACAATAGTTGAGAAGATAAGAAACCTAAAGAATGGGACAAGCAAAAAGAAAAAGCGTATACGCAAGCGGCTCCGACCAAAGAGACAACGCCAACGTATACGCCGATGAGAGCTAAGCTAAAGGGGAATGAACTTCTCCTTTAGTTCTACCCATATTATAACATGATCAAGCACATTGTAAACATGAAACGATTCTCGCTACGGTTTACCCATGTCACATTCATTGGCTTATTCTTAATTTTTCAACTCATTAAGGATTACTTCAGCAGCGAAGCACAAACACTAATCAATATAATATTCATAGTCACATGTATCATTGCCATATTGTTGTGGATCATCTATTTTGTATTCCTTAAACTAAGAAACAAGTCTCACTAATCTTATAGGCCTCATGGTATAATTAAATCATTGAGGTGAGATGATTGGAGAAAAAATTCCTGGATGCTATTCGGCAGCTGACAAAGGAATTGGAAATGCTCAAGAAAGATATTGACTCCATCAAAGAAGCAACTGTCAGAATTGATAAAGACCTTTTAGAGTACAGAGAAGAGATAAGCAAAGTAAAACAAGGTGATTCAGTATTAATCATGCAGCAACATAAGGATAATTAAATATGCGTTATAAATAAGGGAGCGGTAAGGCAATTATCGTTCCTTATTTTTCGATACAAAATTAAAATATAAGGAGGATATATGGAGAAGGTTAAAGTAATTGATTCTATTATGGGATCTGGTAAAACAACTTATATCATTAAGATGATGAATGAGGCACCAAAGAATGAGCATTTTATCTTTATCACACCATATCTTGATGAGGTAACAAGAATAAAGAGGTCATGTACGAATAGAAAGTTTTACGAACCAAAAATACATAGTGAGGAAGGGGAAACGCTTTATAAACTGGATTCGTTACATAAACATTTAGCAGATAACAATGACATTGTAACAACTCATGCTTTATTCAGTATGGCTAATGAAACAACTAAAGAATTGATTTACTCAGGCAATTATACTCTTATCCTGGATGAAACTATGGAAGTGGTTAAGAAATTAAATATATCCAAGGATGATCTGGATATGCTGTTCCAAAATGAATGGATTAAGAACAATAATGGCACAATCATTTGGAATGATGAACAAGAAAGAAACCTTAATAGGGAATATAAAGGAGAGTTCCAAACACTTAAACATTTGGCCAAGAGTAAAAACTTAATATTGCATAATGAGTCTGTATTGTTTTGGCAGTTTCCTGCAGACATCTTTGCCCAATTTAAACAGGTCTATAATCTTACATATTTGTTTGATGCTCAGATTCAGAAATATTATTATGACATTAACGGAATAGAATATGAACTTTATGCAGTAGTCAAAGACAATGACAGTTATAAATTAATGCAGCACAGTAGGCAATTCGACAAAGCAAAGAAGGATGTCCTAAGACATAAAATTAAAATATATGAAGGTGACTTGAATAAAATTGGTGATGATTATTATGCATTATCAAAAAACTGGTTTGAAAAACGTTCAGTGTTACATAAACGGCTTAAGAATAATATTCTGAATTACTACCAGAATATACTTAAATCAAAGTCTAAGGATAATCTTTGGACAACTTTTAAATCACATAAAAGTAAACTAAGTGGGAAAGGTTATACGAAAGGCTTTTTAGCCTGTAACATCAAAGCAACAAACGAATACAGTCATAAAAAATCCTTGGTTTATTCAATAAACAGATTCGTTAATCCTGCAATTGATGATTATTTTAGATCTAAGGGAATAATCATTAACGAAGACAATTTTGCTCTATCTGAGATGATTCAATGGATTTGGAGATCAGCTATAAGAAATGGACAGGATATTAATATATATGTCCCATCATCACGAATGAGAAAGCTGTTAATAGATTGGTTAGAGAACGAGAGATAAGAATAGCGTATGAAAAAAAAAGCAATAAATTGTTTTTGAAACCCTTGATACATAAGGGTTTTATAGGGGTCTCTCGTAGAAGAAAAGAAGTAAATAAATTAAATAATAAAATAAGAGAATGGGGGTGCTGCTAATTGTTCAAAACGGTTCGTTCCTCACCTGAACAATTTTTGCTCACACCACCCCCAAACCCCCTCATGAGCGATTAATATTTAAACACTATATCAAATACAAAAAATACGTATTAAAGTATTGATTATTATTGATTATCAAGATATAATATAATTAATAAATACAAAAAATATGTATAAAATTAATTAAAGACTGGAGAGGTTGAAAATGACAGCTGTTTTAAGAATTAATGAAGAGTTAAACGGAATTGAACTTTATTTTGATAGTAAACCAGAACAAGAGGTATTAACTCATCTTAAATCAAACGGTTTTCGATTCTCTGGATTCAAAAAATGCTGGTGGAACAAACGGACAGAAAAATCAATGCAGGTCGCTAATGACATTACCAAACAAAAAAATACATCGTCTAACACAATCACTAACACCAGCAGGAGAGATAAGGGTGTGAAAATGAGTCTGTGGGATGCAACGAAATGGAATGAGTTCGAGGTTAACAAGGAACTGGAAGTTAAAGAAATGGCAAAGGAAATAAGAAAGCATGTAAGACAACGTTTCCCACAATGTAAATTCTCTGTTACTACTGGGGGAAGCTATTTACATAGCACTATTAACATAAAAATCAAATCAAGTCCTTATGAAAAAGGCTCAGATTATTTGACTGCAATCTATGATTATTGCAACAGTCTTTTAAACAATTATCGCCATTGCTACAGCCCAGCAGATCCGTACACTGATTACGCAGGTAGTTACAACTTTTATGGTCATGTTTCATTAGACTGGGAATACAAGGAAACAGAACAGACGGAGGAAATTAAAGAAGAAATGGCACTGTTTGATTCAAAGATGGAAGAATTTCAAGAAGCCGAGAAAGAGAAAAAAGAAAAAGAATTTCAGGAATATTTAAAAGAGCAAGAGCTCAAAAATGCTGAATATAAGAGACAGCAACAAGAAGAAAAGAAACAAATTGAAAATATCTATAGCAACATTGTAGTAAAACAATTGAACGAAGAACAACAGTATTTTGTTATTGATTCACAGTTCGCAAACTTAAATAAAAATAGCACACTTGATCAGTATAAAGATGAGGTTACCAAAGGAGATTTTACTCTCGAAAATGTAAAAATTACAAAAGAAGTGCATTTTAATACCGAAGAAGCTCTAAACAACTTCTCTAACATGCTACTAAATGAATTTGATTTCTTAGCTGAAACAGGTGGGAGCTTTACGGAAGACCATAGAATCAATTCAATGATTGACTATTACAATATGGACGATCTAGAAAAGAGAACGGTTCAATGGAATTTGTACGGTGTAGGTGTGTACTACAATGGCAAATTAAAATTTATTGTAGATGCTCAAGGCTACTCTTATGCAAGATATGTCGGTTTAGTGGATAATGCAAAAATTAAAAAGTCGATTTCTCATAAGCAAGCGTTAAATGAAGGAGAAGTACAGGAGTTAAAATATCAAGCAGATAAGTTAGAAGACATTTCAACTTCGGTCATTGAAGAATTGAATATGTTTGAGACTTGGAAAAAGGAAGACTGGAACAAATATAAAGCTTCATTAAAAGAAAAGCTAAGGTTAAATAATTTCAGGTTGAATAAAAATATTATCCAGCAAGTAGAAATTGAAGAATTGAAAAATTCTTTATACAGAATCCTCCATGAAGTTGACAGCATTCAAGAACAATTTAAAAATGCTGATCTTGAAAAAGGTGAAAAATATACTCTGTTTTACATATCTGATTTTGGATCTTTAATTACTGAAAGAATAACCTATGACAGTTACAGCCCAACTAAATATGCCCAATATGATAATGCAGTCAAGTTGACATACCAGCCTGAAAATAAAAGAAAATTATATTACCGTCACTTCTATTCAGAATTATTGATATTCAAAGGGTGGCACTCGATGCCCGAAACAGTATTGAATAATGTAGGGGTTAAACCAGATGGAATGAAAATAATTCATAGTAAGTACCACTCTTGTGACAAAAGACAATTTGATGAGGTTTTAGGTTACTTAAATAAAAAAAGCTTCAAACCTTTAATCAATACTTATAAGCCTAGTCTATAAAGAGGGGATGGGTAAACTTCTCATTCCCTCACAAAAGGGGAAATTAAAATGTTTAAAGATAATCCGGATTTTTATCCAACACCAACGCAATTAATTAGAAAAATGACATCAAGAATAGAATGGAAGCATATTAACTCCGTTCTGGAGCCGTCAGCAGGTAAAGGAAACTTAGTAGAAGCTATTCACAATCAATTTAAATACACTAAGAACTATAGACGGAATTCGAAATATGATATTGATACAATTGAACAAGATGAAAACTTACGGCACATACTCAAAGGCAAAGATTACAGAGTGATAGCAGATGATTTTCTGACGTTTAACACATACAAGAGGTACGATTTGATTTTTATGAATCCACCTTTCAGCAGCGGTGTTAAACACTTATTAAAGGCGATTGAATTAATTGAGAAGCAACAAAGATCTGGCCAAATTGTTTGCCTATTGAATGCCGAGACATTAAAAAATCCTTATTCTAAAGACAGGAAATTTCTTATCCGTAAACTAGAAGAAATAAATGCAGAAGTTGAATACATTCAAAATGCTTTCCAGGGTTCAGAGCGAAGTACAGAAGTTGAAACAGCGTTAATATACATAAACATAGAAAAGCAAGAATATAGCAGCGTTCTAATGGAAGAATTGAAAAAAGATGAGTCTCATAGAATTAATGAGGATTATAAAGCAACACAGTTGGTGAATGCAGACTTTATAAAAGGAATTGTAGAACAATTCAACTATGAAATCAAAGCGGGTTTAAAATTAATCAATGAATACAACAGTTTGAAACCCTTAATGCTGCATAGATTCAATGATGACAGTGCTCCAATATTGAAGCTGCATATTGATAAGAATACCGAAGAAAATGATATAGAGAATGCATATATAAAACAAATTAGGGCTAAGTATTGGAATACGTTATTTAATAATGATCAGTTTATGGGGCTCTTTACAAGCAACCTGAAACAAAAGTACTTGCAGCACGTTGAGGAATTAAAAGATTATGACTTTTCTTTGTTCAATATCTATACATTGAGAATTCAGATGAGCAAAGAGATGACGCAGGGCGTAGAAGATACAATACTTAATCTTTTTGAAGAATTTAGCCACAAGCATTACTATGATGAATCATCAAAAAATGTGCACTTATATAATGGGTGGAAAACAAATAAATCGTACAAGATTAACAAAAAAGTGATTATCCCATTGAACGTTTATAGCTGGCTAGATGGTCGGTATAATCCAACAGACTATAAGGTCTTAGAAAAGTTGAAAGATATCGAAAAAGTTTTCAATTATCTTGACAATGGATTGACAGAAGACATAAATATTGATGAAGCTTTAAAATTAGCTGAGTATTACGGGGAGACGAAAAAAATAGAGTTAAAGTACTTCTATGTAACTTTCTATAAAAAAGGGACATGTCACATCGAGTTTAAAGATGAGGAAATACTTAAGAAGTTTAATATTTTTGGCAGCCAAAAGAAAAATTGGCTTCCTCCATCATATGGGAAGGTTAAGTATCAAGATATGACTACAGAAGAAAAAGATGTGATAAATGATTTTGAGGGCGAGCAATCATATAACAATACAATAAAAAATATTTCTTATTATGTCATCGACCCATCAAAAATTTTGATGCTCACATCATAACACATAATGGGGTTTTAACATTAAGCGTATAGTACATATACATCGAGTAGTTAAAAACGGCAAGGAATCTTTAATCTATTGATTAATACTAAAAATATAAATGCAAAAAATATGTATAAAAAACATTGATTATTATAAGTGATCAGGTTATAATACAATTATCAAATACAAAAAATATGTACATAAACAGGAGGCGGTTAAAATGAATGCACAACTTTTTAATCTGGAGTCTAGACTTGATGAATTGGAAAATGAAATTAATACACAATACTGTGAGTTAGATACTAATCTTGATGCTCTTAAATTCAATCGTATTGAGCTGGAATCACAGCTTGAAAAATTTGAGTTTAGTCTTACAAATAGATTACAAGGAAGCATTTCAAATAACTGCCGAAATGACCTGTTTAATCTAGGATACACGCATTCACAAGTTGATTGCATGTCTGACGAAGAAGTTTACGCTGCACTCGATAAAATTGATGAAGAAATTCATAATACTGATCAAGATTATTCTACGGGATTTGAATATCTTGAAAAACAAATCATTGAGATGAAGAGGGACTATTTCATTGATCGAAAAGAAAGAGGACTAGGGAATTTCGATGAGGCATGGGAAGGAGAAATCCTTGATTTAGAATATGAGTACACGGTTCTTTGTTTAGAAAAGGGGTTAGAACCACTCAATCATGTTATTACCTGGGAAGGATAGGATTTAGCTTTAACAAGTGATTATGCCGTTTTAAATGAGTCGCAATAGTTCAAAGCAGCGATTCTTTTCTTGAATAAAGAATGTTGAGCTTCAGATATATATCAAAATAAAATGCATATTTTAAACAGAATGGTGATGGTAGTATGACAAGATTTAATGGGGTACAACTAACAGATGAATCAATTCAAAAAACAAGAAAATGGTTTGCTGATAATGCTATGGCTTGTATCGAAGAAGTTAAAAGTGGAAAAGTTTATGTGAATGATCGTGAATCTTATTTCGTATGGAGGAAGAAGGAAGCAAAAGAATACATAGAAGGTAAATATGACTATACTGTAACATTTTTACAACATGCATACTTTATTCAAACAGGGGAAAGTGTAGCTTTATTACCTTAAAGAAATATGAATAAAATAACAATTCAAAACAGAATGGAGAGGTTGAAATGACGGAACAAAAAACACTTGGGGATTAGCTTTTGTAAAGGTTGATCTTGAAAAAAATGAAATTAATCAATTATTAGGATTGAACTTAGGTACAGAGCAGACAGCAAAAGAAGTATTTGATCGGATAAAGAATGAATTTAAAAAGAATGAAGGTAAGCCAGATTCAATTATTGATTTGATTGATGAAAATTACAATATTATTGAAGATTATCCACTTACTAAAAATCAACTTGTCACTGTTGCTTCATTGTTAGGGCATGAGATCAAGTTATAGTCTTCGAACAGAAAGGAGAGGTTAAATGAACCCTAAAAACAAGAAAGAACGTGTAATCGAATCATTATCTAAGGTTCAGTCGGCTAAAAATATTGATGACTGTCAAGATTACATGCTTGAAATGCTATGGAGAATTGCAGAAGGCACTAAATACGAATCAGATGTAAGCATCGCCTTTGATTGCCTGCAACAACATAGAGACAGAATCGCTGAGGGAAAAGGTTCATAAAACAATACTTAAACAGAATGGAGAGAATTAATTTGGATAAAAGTCAATTAATAAAGGTTGGCTCAACAGTATATCTTAAACCAATCAATAATGCCGCACGATATGGAAGAAAAGATATTCTAGAGAAAGTTGTGTTAAAAAAAGGAAGGAAATATTTCTATGTTGGAAATACGGGAGAAACAGAAACAAGACGCATGTTCAAATTTTCTTTGGAGGATATGAGAGAAGTGACAGAATATAGTCCTGACTGGGAGCTTTATTTATCTAAACAAGAGATTATTGATAAGGAAGAGAAGAAAAAGTTAATGTCTGATATACGATCGGTCTTTGATAGGTGGTCAACGGCTGATTTAACTTTGGATCAATTAAGAAGGGTGCATGAAATTATTTCTGAATAAAACAGCAGTTTTAAATAGATTCTGACGGTTGTATAATTAAGGAAAAGAGAGGAGCAATGCGATGGAAATAATAAGCTTCAAATTCGAAGATTCATCATTTGAAATTCATGTTAGATATTCTGCATCTGGATTTAAACAAGATGATCGAGACATAATATCACATGTGCGAGAGCTAAGTATATCTATTCTAAAAGCTGCTACAGGGTTACGTTATTTCTTGAAAGGCAATACATATATCAAACATGAAGAAGATAACTCAGTCTACTGTTCTTTTGATCTTGATTAAAGTCAGATTAAGGTTCTGAAAAGATTAAATATTTTGATTAGGTAGGCGGGATTATGAAAAAGGTATCGATTTTTTTGCTTGGTGTAATTGGAATTATATTAATTGTATATTTTAGCAAGGATCATGAAGACTACACAGCTAACTCTTACATACAAGAAGAAGTCGTAAATGATGATTTAGGTCAATCTAATAACAAAGTTAATTCAGAAAAAAATGAGCACAACAATCAAAGTGAAGAAAATGAGGAATATCAAGAATATGATTCTATCGCATATAGACTATCCAACCGAGAAGTCGGGAATAGAAATGGACAACAAGAATATAAGTATACTGCATACTATGTTCCTAATGAACAATTAGAGGTCTATGGAAAAAAAGCTAATGGAATTGTAAATGAAGAGAACAAAGAAATAAAATTTTGGAGGTACGATGTTGACTTTGTACCTAGAAAGTGGGATTTAATTTTAGTTAAATACCCTAAAGGGAACCATAAGAAGTTTATAGATATTGATATTCTGTACAGTCCCATAGGTGAACCCTATCAATGGGATGGAGATAATTAGAAATCTGTTTCACTACTGTTAAATAGTAGATAAAGGTCAAGGAAACCTTGGCTTTTTTCATAGTCCAATCGTCGATATTCAATTATTAAAGTGCGGTGCTTTGATTGACTAAAAATTTAAAGCCCATAATAGATGAAAGAAAGATCAGTATACGTAAGCTATCCAAGAGATATTGATCATGAGTATCCGACCGTCAGAAAGCTTTACAATGACGAAATGGATCGGTATCCGAGCTGTTAGTAACGTCTGTACATATCTAAAGATCGAGCTGCAGGAATTGTTGATATTCCAAAAAGACAATAGCCATATCGATTACTCAGGATGAAAATGGTATACTAAAGTTACAAACATAGGAAGGAATTACAAGTTTTCTAGGTCTACATAAAATCGTACTTTTATTCAGAAATGAGGATTAACGTTGTTGAATATATTTTTAGATACACAAGTATATCATTCAAAGAATTTTAACTTCCAAAACAAAGATTTTTTAAGATTGGAAAAATTTATAGATGATGAAATGATTAAATTATACATCACGCCTATAACTAAAAATGAAATTGAGAATCACATAAAACAAAAGATTGAAGATTCGAGAGAATATATAAACACCTTTAAGGAAAATGCGAAAATCTTATTAAATTATGACCTGTATAGGCCTATTTGGGATCGCAAAACAATAAAACAAGCAGAAATCAAAATTTTGGAAGATTTTCATAACTTTTTAATAGAAAACAATGTGGAAGAGATACCTATTAGTGGTGATGCAACAAAACAAATTTTTCAAAATTATTTTGAAGGTGAGACACCTTTCAGTTCTAAAAAGAAAGACGAGTTTCCTGACGCATTTGCGTTATACTCTTTACTAAATTGGGCTGAAAATAATGAAGAAATAATACATGTAGTAAGCGGGGATAATGACTTAAAAAATTTTTGTGAAAGCAAAGAGAATATATTACATATAGAATCATTAGAAAATGCTCTTGATTTTCTTAACCAACATGACGAAGTGAGATATCGATTTGCTCAAAGACTTTATGATGATCAGCTAGCCGAATTTGTAGAATATATTAACGATTCAATTAGGGATGGAAGTGCAGAATTAAACATAGACGCTTACGATGTTTTAGATGTTGAACTTAAGGACTTTTTTGTCGAAGGAGAAGATGATCTTTCTGCAGATCCTTTATTTCTTGATTTAGAAGAAAACAGACTTACAATTGCTCTTAATGTTGAGTTTAATATTCATATAATAACTAGTGCGATTGATCCTGCTAGATCACCATACGATTCGGAGGAAGGTAAGTACTTATATGTTGAGTATGAAGAAAATGAGTTTATGGATGTGATACGAATACCTGTAGAACTAGAGTTAGACGTAGAGGACTATGAAAATCAATATTATACAATTGACTCGATCACAATAAATAATGGACAGGTTTATTATTATACCATCCTTGAGGACTGTTAATAAAACTACGTTTTTATATTGTTGAATGAACATATGATTTTTGCTGTTTATTCAAAAAATGAACCGCATTATGACGGCTCATTTATGCTTATTGCTTCAATTTCTTCTTGGTCTGTTACAGAGATGGTTATTGCTAAATCAAAATCTTTGTTGCCTACTTCGTATGTATTTTTTGTTACTTGTTTGAAGGTGCTTTCTTCAAACTTGAATAAATTCCCTTTACAGAATTCGTGTTTGAAACGTGACACTACACTGAGAAGTTTCTTGGGCGAATTAATACCTTTTCTATTGCCTTTGTACGAAAGAAAAGAGTTTAATGCCATAATTAATCCTTCATATTCTGGAGCCAAATATTTATCATCAAAGAAAGAGCCAGGTTCAAAAAGATAATCAATTGCATTAAAATCATTGTATATCTCATTCATTATATAATGTAATCTCAGTAGATTAAACATTTTGTGATCGTATGAATGATTTAAATTCCCTTTTATGTCATAAACGTAACGGAAAGCATCGTTTTTACTATCGATGTTATGAAAATCCATAATAACCTTTTTTTGTTTAGTACTTATTAAAAAACCAAGATTATGCGATTCAAGAATCTTGATAAAATCTTTTAATAGTTCATCAAGATTATGGTCTGCTTTATTAGATAGAGGAAGACGGAATAAAATTTGAAATCTAAATATATTCTCTTTTAGTACTAGCTCTAAATAGTGCCTATAATTAAAAATAATTGGATAAACCATTACATCAGATTGTTGATCGGAAGGCACTATTGCCATATGTGCGATTTTAAAGAAACCTTCTTTATATCCGTACCCAAACGATTGACCTTCCCAACCGATTACAGCGTTATAATAAAAAGGGAAATCATTATCTTCGCTAAATGTTTCGCATTTATTAACATCTATTTTTCGTACTTCATTTAGTTCTTCATCTAAAAATGGGAAGGGGATATTCTCAGGGGTTTTTAGCTCATTAAAAGCTTCTTTGATTTTACATATCTCTTCTGGTTTAAACATTAGAATCTCCTTTATTATGAAGTGTTGTAATGCTACATGATTCCAGTGAAATAAAAAGAGTATTGAATTAAATGCTCTTCTTCATACCACACTTACGACATTCGCGTAAAAACACACTACTTTTCACTGAACTCTTGAACAAAGCGTAATCGCAATTGTCGCAGCGACCGTATTTTACATCAGGATACTCTTTGTAATCATAAACGATTGAAGTATCATACCCATTTGTTTCGAATTTCTCTTCCATTAGATCACCTACATAATTTATTCAATATACTCAAGAATAGCAAATTTCGTTCGATATAGGGAGGGAACAAATGATTGGATTAGCTTATTTTTTAATTATTTGGCTTGGAGTTGGATTGTTGACTGGCATTAAGTTTATTTTTGTTGATCAGGTCTATGATGAAGAGTTTAAAGAACTCATGGATAAAGAAACAGCAGCGGGCATGGAAAGGAATTTGGCCAGCCTGTTTTTCAAAAATAAGCTTAACGTTATTGCTTTTTTCATGTTAATTGGCATACTGCCATTGGCAATGAGGATTACAAAATTATTTAAAAGAGGTTGATTTATGCCTTTGCTTGATTATTTTTATGTACTGCAGTTTGAAAACAAGGAATACTTCAAATCATTTAAATTAGATGAGGACGGCTATTTGACATCTAGCGACCTCCACGGCGCTTCTAAATTGCAAACAATGTATGAAGTCATTGAGGTAGCAAGTGAGCTCAAAACAAAGTGTAATGTCCAATGTGAGGTAAGGGAAATCCAAGTCATAAAACGTTAGGGGTGCTCAGGTGTATTGGATAGAGTGGATTGAAGGTGGGGAAAAGAAGAGCATTGTTGCTGAAGGATGGATTGAATGGGCTGCTATACTTGAAGACTTGTATCAAAAGCGATTTGAGTATGTGGAATGGAAGCGGCTTTGAAAAGGGGTGAAATGACATTAAAAATTTAGTTTTATTGTCCAGTTTTTTAGGGATTATGCTATCAATTATAGGGCAATTATTTGGAGTCCTAACAGATTTCTTTATTCCAGGTATTGCACGGCTTATGGGGGTTTTAGCTGGCCTCCTAGTATTACTTTGCTTAAAATCAAGAAACACAGAAATGCAGACATTTATAGTGAGCTCAAGTGCTGCATTAGGAATAATAGGTGCAGGAGTTTTATATCTTCCAGCAGCTATTGTCAATATCTTAATTGGGTTCAAACTAAATAAAAAGTTAAAAGAAGAAAACAATAAAAAGCAGATCTGAATAGACTGCTTTTTGTTTAGTGTGACCATGGAAAATTGTAGTATAATAGTAATAAAATAATCATTTTATTTAGACATTATTTCTTAAAGGAGTAAGCTTATGGATTTACTTAATTGGACTTACATTATATCTACAATTATAGGAGCTGCTGGGTTCATTAGTTTATTGTGGTTCTCTTATTTTAATGATAAAGGTGAAATATAAAGCAGAGCATTGGGTTAATCTGTATATTGATTATGATGATCCAAAGCTAAAAAGTAAGGGGGGATTAATGATGACAGAAGACTTTTATTGCGATGAAGTATTAAGCGGAAAAACAAAAGTAAATAAAGTTTTAGAAACCGATAATGTATTGGCGTATCATCATACAAGACCTTTTTGGCCGGTGCATATTGTTGCTATTCCTAAAAAACATATCTCTTCTTTAATCACTTTGGAAGAAGACGACAACGAACTTTTACTCGAGTTGATGGGTGTGATTAAAAAGGTTGCAGCGAAGGTGACAAAAGAAAGTGGATCTTGCAGGGTGCTTACAAACTTAGGAGATTATCAGGACTCAAAGCATCTGCATTGGCATATAGCTTCAGGAGATCCATTGAGATAAAAGAATCCTTTTATGGAATTAAGCGAGGGAACAAATGAAAAAACCTAATAATATTGAACAAATGATAGTTCAATCTATGGAACCAATTAGTGTTTCTCTTAATGATGTTCAAATGTACTCGATAAAACAAATAAAACCAATATATGATACTTTAACTCAATTGAAACAATCAAATGATAAGAGAGAGCGGGTTAACGGATATTTAGTTGAAATGGGATATCCGCCAATGTGGGATTCACATCTAATTAACAAGATAGATGATAAAATCAATCAGTATAATGCAAAAGATAGTATGGAAACAGATATTGAAGAAGAAATATACCAAGTTCTGTTTGGATTATTAAATCAAGATGAAATGCAGCGATTACTGGTAAATTGGGGCAAACAAAAATTTTTAGCTGAGAGATTCAAAATATTGGAATCAGCAATCAAGTGTCACAATTCAGGTTTGTACTATTCATCGATAGCAACATTAATGCCTCAAATGGAAGGAATAATTTTTGAGGTATTTAATCATAGGAATTTTTACCAAGAGAGGTTTTTAAACATTTATTTAAATGTTTTATTTGAAACAGAAGAAGAAAAGGATCAACAAGTTGATTATTTCACTTTCAATTATAAAATGAGGACTTATTATAAAGATGTTGTTTTAGAAAAATTTTATGGGAGTGAGACAACCTCTGAGCTAAGTCGTCATGCATTATCACATGGGTACTTAAAAACTTATGGTACACCTAGTAATTCATTAAAACTCATTTTGTTTTTTAACCAAGTAATGAACTTTTTAAGCATTTTGACCAATGAGGATAAAGTAAGAGCACAAGGTAAAGTTCAAGAACTAATAGAAGTTAAAAAGTCTAATCATATAACAAAAGAGCGTCTTAAAGTACTGGAAAAAGAAAATGAGGCCTTTAAGTCTCTCTTACTTGAATTTATTGGTTATGAGGACGAATGGTTGCCAACACGACCAGGACTTGGGAAGAAAAAGAAAGACGAACTAATAGAACATATTCAATACCAAAGGCAACTTATGAAAGAACTTTATAAAAAGCTGGATCATAAAACACAAAATGAATTTAAGATAAAAGTTGAAAGCTGTATATGGCCAATTATGCACAATGAGGATTAACCCTCATTGTGTTTATATAAAATAGGAATTTTAAAGAGAATACAAATACAAAAAATATGTATAAAATAATTGACTCGTAATGTGATCTATAGTATTATTAAGTTAACCAATAAAGACAACAAAAAGAAATGAGGGGAAATAATGGAGTTAATAAGGATAGCTATGAAGAAAGACTTGGAAAATGACAACTCTTTAATGAATAAATGGGCAACAGTAGCTGGCCTTAAAAACCCCAATCCTCTTTATGACTTCTTAAACCATGATGGGAAAACATTTAATGAATTTTCTTCAATAGTCAACATTGTTAAGAGTCAGTATCCAGACCGTGAATATGAATTAATGAAAGATTACTGTTTAAACCTAGATGTTAAGACAAAGGCAGCAAGAAGTGCATTGGAGTATGCTGATGCAAATATGTTTTTTGAAATAGAAGATGTTTTAATAGATTCAATGATTTCTTGCAGCAATATGAAAAGTAAAGAATATGGAAAAGTGTATAAAATACATAGAGAACTGTCTAACAGTGTTATTACTGAATTTGAGGCAGTGAAAAGACTCGGCAAATTAAATATAAAAACACCTGAAATGAATTCTTTCTCAAGACTCTTGCTGCTTTATCATTATTTAAGCACTGGTAACTTTTCTCCGATGGCCCAACTTATAAAACAAATTGACCTAAGTGAGATTTCTGAGAACATGTACATTAGAAATACATATCAAACAAGAGTTCATGTTCTAATGTCTAATATAAAGTTAAATGAAAATTCATTAGAGGAGTGCAGAGAGTACTCGAAAAAGGCATTGGAAAGTACAAATATCCTGAGATTTCAGGTTTTCAGCTACTTAACTATTGGCAACTCTCTATTATTTTCGAATTATGAATTGGCTCAAGAAAACTTTTTAAAAGGGCTAAGCGTTTCTGTTCAAAATGAAAATTACAACATGATTTTCCAGCAGGCTTTGTGCTTCTTAAATAATGTATGGCGCAAAGAAAATAAGTGGATTAATTTTGAATCTGATTCAATTATGGATTTGCAGGAGCAAGCCCATTGTTTTATCAACTTTAATGAAAATTCCAAAGCAAAAGAAGTTTTGGATAAACTAGATCTTTTAGTTCACAACGATAATGAGCTTGCAATGCATTATTATTTGAAAGGAAGACTCGAACAAAATAAAGCATGTTTCTATTCTTCAATCGAGTATTTTAAAAAGTCTAATGACAAATTCCTTATTAGGCTGCCACTGTTAGAACTGCAAAAGATGGGTGAAAATCAAAAACTTTTAGAATTACTTTTACTTTAAAGGAGGTGAGACAATGAAAAAACTTATTATGGCTTTAGTTATCTTGGGCGCACTAGGCACTTCTTACATAAGTGCAGATTCTTCAATCCAACAAGCTTCAGGTGATTATGAGGTTGCTGGAATGCCACGTGGAGCATAAAATCCATTGACACATAAAGTTATTAGTATTATTATTTATTTAATTAAATTAAACAGAGAAAAGGAAGACGTTTGGCTCTTTTGAGCTAAGCGTCTTTTGTAGTTTTAAGGCCGTCACTTAAATATTAGGTTTTAATAACATCTAGTGATCAACTTCAAATACATACACCCTAATTAAATGAAATGCATTACAAAGCAGCACATTCGCAAAAAAAAAATTGCGTAGAATGTGCTATTTGTCGTTAAAAAAATCTTTACTTCCCTTTTGTAATGCATTACAATTGCTATAGATGCAAAAGATAAAAAATATGTATATAGGAGGTTGGTGGTATGTCCGCAATTAGTTACTTAAAAAACAGTATGACAATGCATAAAACCATTTACCAAAAGAAAGTTGAAAGCTTAGTTAAAAATGATTTGTTTTTTCATGAAAAAAGCATTGAAAAGTCAAAAATAATGAAGAATGAAAATGTTCGAAAACAACTAACTAAAGGATACATGAAATTGCTAAGCGAATACAAGGAGGATTAATGATGCATGTTGTAGAACTTAGGTCTACAAATCATAAAGATATTGATGCCGATTTTGTTTTAAGTGCTAAACAAACTTACATAGAGAATGTACTAAACATTAGGAAAATGATTGTTAATGCAAAAACTGAAGATGATCTACATGGTGCAAAAATAGAGATAGCAGCATTATTAAAAGATCTAAATAGAGTATTATTAGGTGGAGATGGATTAAAAAGAAGCATTGAAAATAATCCGCATTTTATATCCCTAATACATTTTGTGAAGAATTTAAAACGACACATTGCAATTGAATTTGAAGAGTTTATTTATCAACCATAACATATACGCACTGCAGTCTATAGTATACATAAAAAGTAGGAGGTTGACATGTCAGAGCGAATAAAACAGCTATTGGTCAAACGTGGCATCACAATAGAGGAATTGTCGAGGGAGACAATGATTGATATTCAGAAATTAAACAAAATCATTGAAATGCCAGATGAATCAGATGTTACAACCATAAAGCTTATCGCTCTGGTATTGAATGTCTCTATTGATGAGTTATTGGATGAGAAAGGAGGAGAAGATAATGCAAAATAAAGTTAAACAATTTAAAAATTATGCGGTTTACGATGATATCGAGGGCTTTTTAATCAATAAAGATATAAGAAGTAGCTCAGGGAATTCTAACTATATGATGCCTTCATCAACTAGAAGGGTGTCGAACACCAGAAAGAATTATGAAGGGGATATTAAGCAGTTCTTTAGTGTGATTAAAGGTAAAGATGTCAAAAGTTTAGTTCCCGATGATTTAGTTGTAAGTAAAAGCGAATTAAGCAACTATGTGAAGTATCTTCAGGAAAAGGGATTAGTTAATAATAGTATTAACAGAAAAATGACCTCCCTGAAGATGCTCTATACATATTTGGAGCATGATTATAAGGACTATATTGACTTGTCGGTGTTTAATACTGTCGAAAGGCTTAAAACAGTAACTAAAAACTGGGATAAAACAACCCAGACAGAAGCCGAAAGAATCGCTCAGGATATGTATATAAATGAAAGACAGAAACCTTTAATGAAAAAGCTGTTTGTTAAATTCGCCATCAGAACTTCTTTTCGTGTAAGTGCGATTTTGCGAGTAAGATGGAAAGACATACAGCTTGATGAAAGTACAGGCCATTATATAGTAACAGTTATTGATAAAGGATCTCAGGTTGTGTCTACAGGCATTAACCAGGTATTTTATGAGGAATTGTTGCAGCTGAAGGAAGAGGATGACAGCGAAACTGAATTGGTTTTTCAGGGGCTTTCGGAACAATCTTTACGACACTCCTTAAAAAGGTCGAAAAAAAGGTTAGGAATACCTCCTGAAAGAGAATTAGTCTTACACTCATTTAAGGGTGTAGGAATTGACTATGTCTATGAGAATTCTGGTCACGATTTACTTGCAGCAAAAGAACAAGGAAATCATAAAAACACATTAACAACAGAGAGATATATGAGCAGAAAGATTGACATAGCGAACTCTGCTGGTGTAACAATGGATGAAAAAATCGATTTAAATCCACTATATGAAGCAACCCAAGAGGATTTTATTAGTTTTTTTGAAAACGCTGATCTTGTTACATTAAAAAAGTTTATAAAGCATGTAAATGAGCGATAATCATTTTTTCGGTATATTACTCAGTTCAAATGATAATTCTTCTTGATTAACCAGATTGCCTTTGGTAACTTTAAATTTAGCAACATGACATGAGGTGAAAGGCTATATGACAGTGATCTTTGATCAGTCTGCAAATGAGAAACTGCTTTCAGAAATGAAAGATGCTATCTCGAAAAATAAACACATAAGATCTTTTATTAACGATATTCAATTAGAGATGGCTAAAAATAAAATTACTCCAGGGACAACACAAAAGTTAATTTATGATATAGAAAATCCAGAAGTCGAAATTTCTAAAGAATATATGTACTTTTTAGCCAAGTCCCTATACTCAGTTCTTGAAAGTGAAAGGTTTAATCCACGAAATTACTTCACAGAAACGGATATGAGAGAAATTGAAACGTTATGGGAAGGATCTGTGGAGGAAGATATAAAATTTCCGTATACATTCAAACAAGTTGTAAAGTATTCGGATGATAATTATTTCTTCCCCATCACTGCTAAAGAGTTGTTTATGCTATTTGAAAATAAGTTATTGCACTATAATCCTAATGCTCAAAGAACGAACAAAACGAAAAAACTAGAGGGCTCAGATATTGAGATACCTGTACCGCAGCTCAATAAACAATCGGTTGAAGAAATAAAGGAACTTTTCTTAGATGGGAAATTAATTAAATCAGTTTTTACGTTTAATGCACGTGTTGGAAGCGCAAGTTGTGGCGAAGAATTAAAATATGATGACGACACTATGTCGCTTACAGTGACTGAAGACACCATTTTAGACGTTTTAGACGGGTATCACCGGCTAATAGGCATTACTATGGCTATAAGACAGCATCCTGAGTTAGATCATTTGTTTGAAGAAACCTTTAAAGTGGACATCTATAACTACACTCAAAAAAGGGCGAGAGAGCATTTTGGGCAACAAAATACAATAAATCCAGTGAAGAAATCTAAAGTAGCTGAGATGAGTCAAAATGTTTATTCTAATAAAATTGTTAAGTTCATTCAGGATAATAGCATAATTGGTGATTATATAAAGACAAATGGAGACTGGATAAATCAGAATCAGAACTTACTTATAACTTTTTCTGACTTCAAAAAGGCAATTGAAAGAAGTTATTCTAAAAAAGATTTTTCAACTCAGGCAGACATTTTAAAAACTGCAAGATACCTTACATCTTTCTTTGATGCTTTAGCTACACAATATGTGGATGAGTTCTTAGGTGATATAGCAAAAGAAAGAAAGAGAAGTTTTGTGAACAACTATTTGTTCTTTAACGGCTACGTTGTACTAGCTAAGAAGTTGCAGTTAGATGGAGTAAGTCTAGATGATTTAGAAAGCAAAATTACCGATGTTTTAAGCTCTATAGACTTTAGTAAGAAAAATAAATTGTGGGATGAATTAGGTGTAGTAGACAAGAATGGAAATGCTAAATCACCACAAAAGATATGGAATTTCTTTAACAATTTAAAAATAGACGAGTAATTACTTAGGAGTTGTTTGTTGCAATGTTCAATAGTGAGATTAAGGAAAAATATTTAGATACCTTATCTGAGGGTATGGTTATGCAGATGAGGCCTATTTTTGCAAAAGCAGAGATTACTGAGACTTTATATAATAAAGACATTTATGATTTCACATCAATGCAAATTTTAGAACTTATACGATCATTCGATCAAACCACTATTGGTAGTGTTCGAAGAACCTTAGCATTATTGTCATTGTATATTGATTGGGCAATTTCATATAAGTTAAGTAAAGGATTAACCAATTTGGCAAGAACTATTTCTGAAGAAGAGCTTTATGAATGTCTCGGAGACAAAAAATTATATATTACTTATAGTGAATTAGAGGAAATGGAAAATCAATTAGTTAACTATCAATCAAAGGCTGTATTAAGACTGTTGTTTGAAGGCGTTTCAGGTTTAGCTCATTCTGAATTGCTAAGTTTAACGAAAAAGCAAGTTGAGGATGCGATGCTAAATGGTAACGTTTTAACCCTCTATGATTCAAAGCACGGTGAACGAAAACTAAAAGTTAGTAGTGAATGTCTTGTTATTGCCTTAAATGCAGCTCAGGAAACTAAATATAAATTAAAGAATGGGAAGGCAAAAGGCCAAACAAAAGAAGTCTTTTTAGTTGAAAATGATTATGTAGTTAAAACAAAAAGAACGTCCAACAAAGGAGACGGCCAAGCAAGTAAATTTGTAATAACTAATCTAATTACTGATATATCTGAGTTCTTTAAAATTAACTTTTTAACACCAAATACTATTGTTAGATCTGGTCATTTGTATAGAGCATATCAGCTTTATAAAGAAAAAGGGGTTATTGATAACTCTGTAAGATATCAGATTATAGATGACTTTAATTTAAGGGTAAAATCCAAATATCGAGCAGTTTATTCAATGCAAGATTATATTAATGAGGAAGAGGTTAATAAATATTACGCAGAAGAATTAGGTTTAAAAGAGACCACGATTTAAATATGAAATCCATTTGACTGTTTTAGTTAAATGGATTTTTCTTTTATCTCAAAAAATTGTGAAAAAATTCGCATTTCGACAAAAATAGACAAAATAATCACTTTAAATACATGTTTAAATGTAGTAAGATGGTCATGTAAACCATATGGTTTACTAAGGAGGAGACCAAGACCAAAGTCTTAGTCGTTTCAATGCCTTTCAACCTTGAATTCATAGAGGTCTTCGACATTACAATCTAAAGCAGCAGCAATTCTTTTTGCAGTTCGAATAGACATGTCTACTTTAACTAATCGATTATAGTCGCTCAGCTGCTGTTTCTTAATCCCAGTTATCTCTGAAAGTTCATTGATTGTAATGTCTTTCTTTCTACATAATTCAGGTATCAAGCATTGCCCGATCTCAACTTTAATCATAATCGGACATCCTCCTGCGTTCTGTTATGGAAAGACATAATACATATCATACCATACGAAGCCGATAAATAACCACTAGCATAACACCTACTTTCTATGTATAATGATTATACAAAACAGAACGCACGTTCCCTTAACACCTTAAGGGTTTATCACAGAAAATTGAACATAGGAGAATGAGGATGGCAGGTTATTTAAACAATATTGCACTAAATCTGGAGATTGTACTCAAAAACAAAGCAGATAGTCCAGAAGTCTCTGAAACATTGGCAACCAGGATTTGTGAAAATTTACTTTTATCTAAAGAAGTCTCGTTTTTAAAAGCTGACGGATCAGTTGAAAATTTTAAATTAAATGATATGGAATATGAAATAACAAATACAGAAGAATTGCCTGAGTAAAAATAAAAAAAGAAAGACTCCGTTAAAACATATAATGTAATCAGCAGCAAGAGGAGAATGAAGGTATTGTTTTGAATATATTTGTTGATCAAGATAATTACAAAGAGGTTAGTCTTAGACTTACAAAAAAATTGCTGACTTCAGAACATTATCAATTCCTACTTGGTTTCAAGGGAGAGAAATTAGATATTACAATTTCAGTTACACCACAAAGCCTCGTTAAGCTTAGGGATGACATCAATGAATTGATCTTTATGTTCTCAGATTAAAATTAGATTCGGTCACATAAATTGACCGAATCTAATTGACAGATATTAAATGATGGGTTATAGTTTATTCAAATACAAATAATATGTATATAGGAGATGGTAAAGGGAGCTATGTTGCTTGATGAAAAGCTCGATAAATTAATGAAAACGATTCTGCGATTAAAAGCATACAAAGAAGAGGAAAATTTACGAAGAGTCATCGGAGAATTTCATTCAATAATTGATTATGCTTACGAGGGGATGTATATAGCTGAAGATATGTTAAGAGAAGAAGAAAGTAAGGGCAAAGAAGTAAGTACATATTGAATTGTGTAATTTTCACTAAGGTAACAAAATTAAAATTAGTGGATAAAATGTAAGTTTTATCGAGATTCAAATTGGAGGGGGATATCACTTGGAATTATCATTAGATGAATTGAAGCTCTATCTTAAACCATTAGTGTTTTTCGGTGAGTTAAAACTTGAAATCAGTGATTATGAAGAAGGTAAGAAAATTGAAGTGCTGGATCATGATGAAGGGTCTTTAATTAATTTAGAAGGCCAAACGATTAACGAAAATTATGTGTGTACTACATGTAATTGTACTTTATATACCGATGAAAATAATGAAGTATGTTTCATAGAGCATCCGTATGGTGCAATCACAGCTGTAAATAAAGATCAAGTGATTCATTTAACTAAGCTAATTGGAGCAATCATAAATACGGATGAGGAGGATCCAGTTGAATGAACACAGCATACAGAGTTTGGGACGGCGAGAAGATGCATTATTGGGATGATGGTGAGCTGAGTCTTATTATCTCAGGTGGAGAATGGGGGCTGTATCGCAATATCGTTGGAGCTCTTTATCCCATCCGTATTGCGTCTAGCAAACAAAAAAAATCGGCTCTCATGTGGGGAACAGGGTTGAATGATAAGAAAGGAAAGGATATATACCAAAAGGATATTACTGAGGAATCCTATATAAATCCTATGTCTAAGGAGAATATAATTGATCGTTATGTGATAGAGCGAAAAAACGGATTTGACAGAATGGAACACGTTAGCGGAAAAGAAGGTTTTTATAGGCACTTATGGCTGCGGAGTGATGAAGTTGAAGTCATCGGCGACGTTTACCGGAATCCTGAGTTATTGGAGGGCGCGGAGTGAGTATGAATTCTATTGATTTGCTATTTGAAGATAATATGAAACTAAACCAAAGAGAAAAGTTCCTCAAAAATGGTATTCCATATGATGAGCTTGATACACAAATGATTAATTTAATTGATATTTTAAATTTTAAGATGGGATTGAAAACACGTCATTGTTGTTTTGGGCATAAGCCATACGAAGAAATTCAAGTGATGTTTGAAGAAGAAGTGAATTTAAAAGAAGATCAAATTCTGGAATTAGCAGAATTAGCGGGAAGAGAATGGAAAGGTCTTCAATTAAGCTTTAGCAAATGGGCGAGGTTTTCTCCGTTGATGTTTAATTGGTCATTGGTGCTATCGAAAAGGTTTAGAGATCCGGAAGATGCAAATAAATACGGATACCTGAGATCAGTTGAAGAATTCTTTGAAAGCTATGCTGCAAAGAAGTGATTAAAAGATGCATTTTAAAGGGAATTAGATTAAGTAAAGGAGATGAACAGATGGAAGTGTTACAACCAAATCAATATTTTGAAATGATTAAATCAAAGAAAAATAAGGTTACAGACAAAGAACTTCAAAGATATTACGACAATTGCTTGGTATTACTCAATAAGTATAAGCAAACCAATCAAATTAAAGCTGCTAAGAAACTGATATTCCACTTAGAATCAATTGAAAAAGAACGAGAGATTGTAAAGCTTGGCATTGATACATTTGTTTATCGAGATGACATTGAAGAATACATAGATAACATTGCAAAAGATACTGTCAAAATTATTGAGCTTGAAAATTACGAACGTGAAATCCCTGATGATGTAATCATTAAATACAACAAAGTGAAAGACAAATTGGATCGGTTTTATGTGGTGTTTACAGATTATACAGGGAAGGTTGAAAGGCAGATCGAAAAAGAACGGAGAGATAAGGATCCAATTTTATTCGGTACTTTTCAAGATGAATCGAGTGGTACTTTGATTGAACGTTTTTATTTCATAGGTGACTGGGAAGATGAATATTGCGATCTCACTTTAGATAAGATGATTTCCGAAGTACAGGAAGCAAAAGAATCCAATATTGCAATGACCATCAATACACCCCAAGATATCGAGCAATTGAAGAAGCAGTTAAACAACATGGACAAGACAGCAAATGGGTTTAGGATGAATAATCCCGGATTTGCAATGGTTAATGAAAAGGAAAATTGGTTTAAAATGCTGTTCAAAAGGGCGAAGTGATGAAAAGAACAGTTGACCTTACTGTAAATAGAGAGTTCATGAAGATTGGAAATACCCAAAGCAAGTCGTTAGTGCAAAGGTACTTAAAGAAGCGAATATACCCATGGAGTATAGAAGCGGAAGTAAGACAGAACGACCTTTATAGTAACTGCTTATTGTTAACTGGCAACGGCTCTGAAAGGAAAAACCAAAAGGAGTCAGCAGCCTTTGAAAAGACCTGTCACTGTTGTGGCAAGTGGGACTCATTTCATATGACAATAACTAAATCAACTCTGTGCAAATGTTGTGAAGAAATTCTTGATCACAGTGTTGTCGGCAATGTCCCTTGGAGAAAGCAGTTTGGATAAAAGCAAAAAATAGAAAGGTTGATAGAAAATGAGAACATTAGTGTTATTAAGAGGGTGCCCAGGAGTGGGGAAATCAACTTGGATCAAGGAAAATGGACTTGAGCAATACACTCTTTCTGCAGACAATATTAGATTACTGTTTCAGTCACCTGTGTTAAACAAAAGTGGAAAATATGAAATCTCTCCAAAACACGACAACAAGGTGTGGGATTTATTAATGAAATTGCTTGAAGACAGGATGAATCGCGGTGAATTCACAATTGTCGATGCAACTCATTCAAAGCAAAGTGCGATTTCAAGATATAAGCCACTAGCTCAAAAATATAGATACCGTGTATATGTAGTTGATTTTTCTGATGTTGATGTTCGGAGAATCTTAAAAAGAAATAAAATGAGGGCTGAACATAAACATGTTCCTGAAAGCAGTATTCTTAATATTTATGAAAGAATGACAACAGAAAAAGTGCCATCTTGGGTAACTGTTCTAAAACCAGATGAGTTTGAAAACACGATGACTTATAAGCCGAGATGTTTTGACGATTATAAAAAGATCCATATTTTCGGAGATGTTCATGGGTGCAATACTGTGCTTCAAGAGTACCTAAACGGTGATTTAAATGAAAATGAACTATACATCTTTGTAGGAGATCTTATCGACAGAGGTATTGAAAATGCACAGCTATTAGAATTCATGATCAAAATTAAAGATAATAAAAATGTGATTATTCTGGAAGGAAATCACGATAGATATATCAATATGTATGGGAATGATGAAGAAACACCTAGCAGCACATTTAACAACAAAACTAAACCAGAAATCGAACAATCCAACATTGATAAAAAAGACATTAGACAGTTGGCCAGGAAGTTTCATCAGTTAGCTTACTTTACATATAAAAACACTACATACATTGTAACTCATGGAGGAGTTTCAACCGTACCTGAAAATCTCTTGATGACCGCAACAACACAATTCATCAATGGAGTTGGAGATTATTCAGACGATATTGATTATGAATTTGCAAAAAATACGGCTGGCCAAAATGTTGTACAGATTCATGGACATAGAAACATGTACCGTTTACCTGTGTTAGCAGCAGAAAGATCTTATAACCTGGAAGGGCAAGTGGAAAGAGGAGGTCATCTTAGAGTCGTTACACTGTCTGAGAACGGAATTGAAACGCATGAGGTGAAGAATAAAGTTTTTAAACAAAGTTCAAGTGATGTGCAGAGTAATAGTGTAACTGTTGGAACAATTGATGATTTGGTTTCCCACTTACGTGATCATGAATATGTCCAAGAGAACAAGATGCCAAACAATATCTCATCATTTAATTTTACAAAGCAAGCCTTTAGAAAGAAAAAGTGGGATGAAACAAATATTAAGGCAAGGGGTTTGTTTATTAACATCCAGAATAATGAAATTGTAAGTAGAAGCTATGATAAATTTTTTAACATTGGAGAACGATCTGAAACAAGAATGCATCATCTCGTAGATACAATGAAGTTTCCTGTAACAGTGTTCGATAAGGCAAATGGATATTTAGGGACTGTGGGGTATGACTCTTTGTCAGATCAGTTGGTATTCACTTCTAAATCCTTTACATCTCAATTATCAAATGACCATGCGAAATGGGTCGAGGAGTTGTTCTTCAAGACCTTTGATGAATTTACGGTAAATGCCATTAAATATTATCTGAAGCTAAATAAGGTTTCATTCGTTTTTGAAGTAATACTTCCAGAAAAAGATCCACATATCATTGAATACAATCAAGACAAACTAGTCCTCTTAGACATAGTAAAAAGACAGATGTCATATGAAAAACTCCCTTACAGTGAAGTGAAAGCTACTGCAGAGTGTTTATCCATTGAGTGCAAAAAACAAGTTGCGGAGTTTAGTAACTGGACAGATTTCTATAGATGGTATCTGGACGTGTCACAAGATTTTTCAATTGAGGAAGAGGGTTATGTAATTGAAGATGCTGCTGGCTTCATGACAAAACTTAAGCTCCCTTACTATAACTTTTGGAAACAAATGAGGGGAGTAAAGCATAAGATCAGCAACAAACATGAGCATATGGTTAACACAGGAAGCCTTTACACTCCTTTGCACAATAGATTTTTTGCATGGGCTAAGACAAAAGACAGAGGATATTTAAAATCAGCTTCCATTATCAAATTGAGAAATGATTTTGAAAAAGAAACTGTGGTATTGGAAGCCAAATGAATTCTAGATAAAAGTAAAATTTTAAAGAGAAAGGAAGAGGAGAAATGATTAAAGGGATGGTTAAACATGAGCTACTTAAAACAAGTGATGGTGTTTTAAGGTTGGCTGAAGATACATTGTGTGGCGGTTTTTCTCTTGGTATTAGAACGCCTGAAGGAGCTGACTGGAGATATATCAGTGATGAACTCGGACAGTTGTTAATTAAAGAGCTTTCTGACGATCAGATAGGAGGCCTCAAGAATGAAAAATAAAATATTGGTTGTTGATTTAAAGGAAATGATTGAAAATAACATTTCACAAAGGGGAACAGATGGCACTAGATATTACCGGATCAGTAGAGATCAATTAGAAGAGATTATTGCAGCATTAGAAACTAAATAAGATAGAAGTTTTATCACATTAAAGGAGGAGTACTGTGTTATTAAAAAAGGAAATTGACATTTTTAATCCAGACATTATTAAGGTTGGGAATCCTATTAAAGTGGTTTGGAATAAAGGTAGATATACTGAATATACAGATTATGGAATTATTTTAGAAAACAATGAATCATTCTTGATTTATGGGATGATAAACGATAAAGGTGATTCAACAAAAGTAAAGCTTGAAGCAATTACAGTAGCATTATCCAGCGGAATTGAAGTGAAAATAGGCAGTTGGGGATTCTGATAAAAAGACTGTTTTAAAGGAAGGGGAAAAACATATGAAGTTTAAAAATAAAAACTGCGATGAGATTCATGTTGAAATCAATGGGCAAAGAATTGATGTAAATTCACTTCAAGAAGGCAGTGTAACTCTAGAACGATATAAAAATATTAGAGCAAATTCTGATGGATTTGAAGCACTTTATCCCAAACTAAATGATGAAGCGCTTATACACGTTGCTAAGAACCACCTCAAGAACATCCTTTTAAAGAGAAAGCCAGTTACATATGAAGAGTCATTAGCAGCGTGTATTGCTCCAGAACTAATTAAACGATTGGAATTAAAATAAAAGTATTAATTTATGCTGAATGGAGGTCAAAAGGATAGGCTACATCAAATACGTAATTGAAATCGCCTGGTTTAACTTAGTTTGGTTTAAATGGCACCTTGGAGCGGACATAAGCATTTTTGACAGCTGCCGATGGAATACATATAAATGTATAAAGAATAAAAATAAAATAAGTGGAGGTTATTTGAGTGATAAAGACGAATCTGCATAGCAACCACGTTGATGAAATTATAGGTGAGTATTACGCTGCTAAAGGATATTCAGTTCAGAGTATTGATCGCCAAGAAAATGGTCAACTCATTGTTGTTACGCAGCGAGTAAAAGAGGAAAGGGAACCGGAGGAAGTAGATTTAGCATTCGATTTCATACATAAAAGACCGCATAGAAAGAAGCGTTTAGCATAAAAAGGCAAAGAGGAATTAACACTCTTTACCGTTTTGTTTCTTTTTTAGGCGATCACAGATCAGTTTCATTATACTCATAGCTATTGTTACAGATCCAATTATTATTGTGATTTGGAGAATAAAAATTAATCCAAAGTTTATATTCACATTGTCAAATAAGTCACGGGAAAAGGAAAGAAGCCTATAAACACAAAAAAATAGTATGAGAAAGGATATGCATATTACAGCAAGTGATGCATTGGAATAACTTTTTGCTTGGTCAAAGAAGTAAATCATTAAAAAGACAAAAAACAACAGAGAGTTAATTTCATGCAATAGTGAGCCAGTGTCTGAAAATGATTGTATTAAAAAACAGATGATAAAGCCTGCGATTCCTATTTTTCTATTCAAGATGTCACCTCATCTAAATATTACTTGTGAAAATTTTACCAATGAAAATAGGTTTCTTCAATGTGATACGCTTTAAAATTAACTTAAAATCGTGATTTTAAACAGATAGGAGGAAACGGATGAATCAAGATATTCAGTTTTTAAAAGAGCTTCAAAATGAATTGAAAACACAGGATCATGACTCTCAAGCTGCACCCCGATTTTGGACAGTTGGTGATTATGAATGGGCTGAAGCTCGGGAGGAAAACGCAGAGCGTTATTCTGTATACCTGCCATATATTGCAGAATCCTATGTTTTTGATGATTATCTAGAAGAAATAAAAGAAGATAGTAAGCTGTCTAAAGAATCCCTAACAGAGTTGCAAGAAATTGAGGACGACTACGACAATGCTATTGAGTGGATTCAAAAATACATTGATAAAGAAGCAGAATTAATTCCAGAAAGAAAGGTTCACATTATACAACCAAATACAATGTTTTTGACAAAAGCAGAAGCAAAGAGCCACATCAAATTGAACAAGCACCATTACACTTCAGATGCTCATACGTACGCTATGACAGCTTGGAGAGCACCAAAAGTTGAACGATTGCTTAAAATTCTTGAAACATTTGATTGGGATTCAATTAAAGGCACTCAACTCTATAAGGAGGAAGTAAAATGAACACTTATGTAGTCGATGACAGCAAGTATAAATGTATTTATGCGGGAACTGAGAAAGCAGCTGCTTTTAATAATGAATTTGAAAACGGTACAAGAGTAAGAGTTTGGTTCGAAGGCCGTCACATAAAAACGTTTGAGAAAGAACAAAGAGAAGTATGTGGAGTAGGAGAATGGATTCTGAAGTATGATGCTGCTACTGAATTGCAAAAGGAAGTAGATCGTTTGGAAAAGACATATTTCAAGAAGAAAGAGTTGTTAGATACTATTAGGCAAGCTGAACAAGTCTAGATAAAAGGTAGTTTTTAACTAAACATATAAGGATGGATCGTTATCGGTAAAAGTACACGCATCGATAACGATCGCAGAAGGGGATGTTAATCTCTATAGCGGCGTCTTTTCTCGAAATAATCTGGATAATTATTCTGCTTTGATCTGGATTTAAATACAAACCAAATTGTAAAAGCAAACATATAATCCAGTACTTTATCAAAAGTCCAATTTGTGAAAAGATCCAGTAGAAAATTCATTAACTTTCACCTCCTAGACAAAAATGTCCTATCTCTTTTAGATGGCATGTGTATGACACGCCTCTATAAATAAAAGAGTGAAATCAAATATGAAAATCTAAAAAGAATTGAAAAAAAACATAAAAAAAATATAAAGGGTGCAGTAAATGACGGAAATTAAAGCGAACTCAAATGTAAAAATTCATGTACTGGCTGACGAAACACTTGGTGGCATCAAGCGCGAATACGTAGAGGTCGATCGGAAGGCGGAGGTCGGCGAGAAAATTATCACGGTAGAATCTTGCAAAGAATTCGAAGTGGGCGAAGTATTTACCGTTACAGAGCGTAATAGGTGGTATGACGGTACAGGAATAAGTGTCTACGAAACTGGTATTGGACTGTATCATCATGAATACCGCGCACTCAAACCGACCGACATCGTTCACATTGACGGTCAGCGCTACGAAATGGCCGATCGGAAGGCAAAAGTAGGCGAGAAAGTTATTACGATTACTAAATGTGATATTTACTGTAAAGGGGAGATTGGAACTGTTGGGTATCAAAGTCCACCTCGCTATATTTATGTTCGATTTGAAACGAGGGCAGTCGCATGGCGTGTCCCACATGAAGATTACCGCGTTCTTGTTCCATTAGATAAATGTGAGAAGACATTTGAAACTAAAAATAGTGGATACAAAGAAATAAAAAACCTCATACATAATGACTTAGGTATCACAAGTCAAGACATACAAGAAATGATTAGTGTTGCGGTTTCTAACGAAGTTCAGAAGCTGTTTGAGTCAGGAAAACTGGACATAATTGTGGGAGCAAAGATTGACTCTCTTATTGAAGAAGGTTTTAGGGATGGTGGTCGATTGTTGTATGGCTTTAAGGAAAGGGTATCGCAAACAGTTTCCGATGAGGTAGGTAAGCGTATTGCAAATGTATTGAACATTAATGTGGAATTAAAGGAGGAAAGAAATTGACCAAACACGAGCGAGAAGACTATTTAAATAGGCTTGCTGATTACGGATTAACATAGGAAGAGGATGATGCAATGACAAGTATTATGGACGATTTAGGACTGGATTGGTGATCAAATTTGGATCAAAATAAAATATTTATTTTAATGAAAGGAGGCAACCAAATTGCCAAATCAAGAGCAAATAAAACGCATGAATGATATTAATGACTTGATAAAGCTAATTGCTGATATTGATAGACGCACTTTCTTCTGTAAGCAAATGAATCGCAAAGCGTATTTCAGGTTTAAGAAGAAACTATTCTTCGTTGATGATTATACGGGGGCTGATGTTTATCCATATGAAATGGGGTACGGTAGTCCAAACGGCTTTTCGCATGGAGGAAACATGTGGCAACTGGTCAACAGTTTTAGAAAGTTCATTATAACAGGGAAATGCGGCGAACTGAGGGATTATAAAGAAATATGGGCTTACAGCTATGAAGGATGCATGAAAATCCGTCAGAAGGCAAAAGAAATAGGGTTTATAGAGAGTGTTGATTATCCTTATAGCTTCGATGATTGGATGATTACTTATTGATCAATGTACTAAGTTTTCACTTTGCTTTTATAGGCTATGCTCTAAGGAATTATGTAACGGAGAGATTATACTCTCCATGATTCGAAGGAAGGTATGCGGAGTTTGCCGTGCTTAGTTTTAAATCTGTGCTTAACCTTACATAAAATAGGCTCAATAAATACATATTCATCAGATTCAGACTTTACTTGTTTCATAGAATGAAATTTGCCACGTTCTGCATGGGGCATAAATTCCATAAATCCAGCTGCAGTTCCATCGGGATAAGACAGAAGGAATTTTATATCCTTTTTGGTGTAGCCGGTAATAAGAACCTCGGTGTAGTCATAATTAATCACTTTAAGCCAATTATGCGAACGTTTATTGATCTCATAGGGGGAGTTAGCTTTCTTGATTACGATTCCCTCTAAATTCTTTTCTTTGGCCAGGTTGAAGTAAGCAAGACCGTTACCTTGAATTCCTTCGATAGCAAAGACATTAGGATGATCCAGTTCAAGTGAGTTTAGAGTTATCTTACGCTCAGCGAGTGGCTTAGCTGCTATTGACTGTCCATCTTTGTAAATAACATCAAAGACACAGTAAACAATCTTATGGGCTGATTTTTTGGACATGAAACGTTCCATTACAGCTTCAAAGTCAGGGGCACCACCTGGGGCAGCTACAATAATTTCACCATCGAGTACTGTTCCATCTGGAATATCTAAGTCCAACAGTTCTGGGAACTTGCTTGTTACCTCATTGTTGTGACGAGTGTAAAGCTTTATCTGATCATTAAACTTGGAGAGGATCAGTCTAATTCCATCAAATTTGAGCTCGGTAATATAGTTTTCGTCGTCAAATGGCTCTTTTATTGAATGCAATAGCATTGGCGATACAAACAAAATATCACCTCCTACTTAGAACATATTAGCTAAGCGAAGGTGATATATAAAGCGATATGGCAGTGGTACTTAATGGGATTCAATGAGCTCAGGTGAATTGTTTTTAGGTGAATTCACTAAAGATGGAACCTGGTATGCTTCCATGTCATCAGCATCATATGGCTGCAGTAAGCTTTGTAGATAATCAGGATCAGTATTTTTAGGGTTAAGCCATTCCTTTTCGTTCTCATCAGTAAGGATAACTGGCATACGATCATGTATGTCCTTCATAAGCTCATTAGGCTTTGTCGTGATGATTGTGCATGTGTACAACGGATTGCCCTCTGGTGTATTCCACTTTTCATATAAGCCGGCAAAAGCAAAGAGATTCGATGATTTAAGCTTAATCCGCATAGGAATCTTAGTCTTTGGATCAAGGCGTTTCCATTCATAAAAACTGTCAGCGGGTATGATACAACGTTTGCTGACGAGCGGTTTTCGAAAACTTGGTTTCTCTGCCAATGTTTCAGCTCGAGCGTTGATCATTTTATAACCAATCTTTTCATCTTTAGCCCAAGGAGGGATAAGCCCCCATCTAAGTTTGCCCAGACGGTTGTTTGTTCCATCGTTAATGATTGTAAGGATGTTTTGTGAAGGAGCGACATTATAGCTTGGGTGATATTCTTCTTCGGGTAAGAATTGATCTATATTGAATTGCTCAATGATGTCATCAAACTCAGAGAATAAAGTGAACCTGCCACACATGTTCATCATCCTTTAGGGTTTTTGAATATTGTACAGGCTTGATACACGAAAATCAAAAAGGAGGTATGTGATGCTGCAGCAAACAGTTGAGGTTAAGGTTAAAGAAGTTGATGTGTTGATCAGGGGAATATGGAGAAAGAAAAAGTTCACCGATATTCAAAAGGGGCAAACCTTTAAGATTGAGGAGAACGGAAGAACAAAGAAATACATAGCGAGAACAGATCCTTATTGGGATGACATGTTTGAAACTTACATTATTGATTTGTTGGATAAAAATAAAATTAGAAGAAATAAGTAAACAGAAATCTAGATAAAAACGATATTTTAACCAGATAGGGAGAGTGTTTAAATGACCTCAGAAGAAGCAAGAAATTATTTTGTACAAAAGGGACTTAGTTATGAAGACATTACGGAGGGAGATATTTGTGCTTTAGTTATGCTGCTCAATAAGCATGTTAAACAGGCAGTTAAAGCACATTCAATGTCTGTTGATACAATGAGAATGAGTCAGAAAATAAAAAGCAATTACAAAACAAATGGAACTTTAAAAAGTTGTTATCTATACATAAACAGTCACTATTTTACACAAAGAGAAGCAATTAGCTTTAATCCAGATGGTTTTATTGGTTTTGCGGGGTGGGCAGACTCAGGCAATACACAGCCTTTAATTGACGCTTTTATTGAATGGGTTGATTATATGAGTGAACAACAAAGGCAAATTAGTTAGTTATGTTGATCAAACAGAACAGAGTAAGAATTACTCATCACTCTGTTCTGTTTTTAGGCTACTATTTTCTAACGAAATTTTATAAGATGTTCTTGATGACCCATTATTCCAACTTGAGCAGAAATAGATGAAGCTAACATTCGAGTTCTTTCAAACCCTTCTAAGTTCTCAATTTCCTGGTATCGATCATCAATAACTTTAATGAATTCGTCAGTTGAACCTACTATTTCAATTAGACTCTGATTCTAAATCATCATTTTTAGTTTCAACACTTGGCTCTTCAACAATAGTTGGAGTATCAGTACCATTAGGGAATGCTTTATCTAGCGTTTCCTCAGACTTTTCTTTTTCCTTTTGTTCTGCAAGCTTTTCAGAATCAGAATCACATCCAGTTATTATTAGAGTGAAAAGCAAAAAATATACAATGTTGTTTTGTTCGCATGCTAAGCATCCTTCCATTTCTTGTTATGTTGATTGTATACTAATTGAAAACAAAAGGAGCTTAACAGCAAGAAAAAGTTCACGATATAGAAGGAGATTAGAAAAATGCCAAACATCATTTCTAAAGAGCAAGATGAAGCAATTAAATACTTTAGAAATAAATTAAATTTATCAGACAAAGACTTATACATACCGTTGATTAATTTTGAACTACTTAGAGACAAGAACGAACAATATGCCAATGTCCTTTACGAGCTGTATAAAAATGACCCTTATTTGTTTATCAGAGCATTAAAAGAGGGATATGTGGTTAATCAACCTATTGAATTTGATGAGGCCATTGTACGTTTCTTTAATGGAGAAGAGTTAGCTATTGTACATAAAACAACCAGCAGAAGATACAATGTAAATGTGAAAATGAAGCAGCTACCCGATGGATTTCATTGCAAACAATGGATATGTGGTTATGGAGTGAACTTGTTTGAAAAAGAAAAATGATGATAAATATAATGAAAGAAGCACCATTCAGGTGCTTCTCAAAAGGGCTTGTCAAGAAAAGTGTGTAAGTTATTCTAGATATTTCTTCACACGTTCCTTTAGGTGGTCATGAACTAATAGTTGATTCATGACCATAGCCCATTGCTGGATGCGTCCACCATCCCATTTCTTTTCTAATTCTTTTGTTCGTAAAAACAATATTTTTAATAGGGCATTCTCATGGGGGAATGCTCCTTTTTTCGTGACTTTTCGAAAGCTAGAGTGGATACTTTCAACGGCATTTGTAGTGTACATGATTTTACGAATATTACCACCATAATCGAAAAGTTGTTCCACATGAGAAA